GCTAGTGGCACATTTGTTACTGTTGCTGGGACTAGATACTATGATCTTCCTACTAGTTTTGATTATCTAATAGGATTATTTATAGTTGATTCTAGTGGTCAGCATATACCATTAGATCGTCGTAGCCCAAGAGAAGCAGAAGAGTTATATAACGAAAGTACTAGCGCAGAAGATTTTCCTAAGTATTATACTCGTGAAGGATGTGGTATTAAGTTAATACCTACACCTAATGATGTATATACGATAGTTATTAAGTACACTATTACTTTAGCTGATTTAAGCGTATCTAATCCACAGACTACTATACCAGATGTTTGGCATGAATGTTTAGTATTCGGGGCTGCTTGGAGAGGCTTTTTAGAGCTTGGTGATTATCCTCGTTATCAACAGATGCTAGCTTTATATAATGCTAAGGTATCAGAGATAATGCCAACTGAGGGTAATGAAGAAGAAGATTCTAGATATGCGGGGGCGGAGTGTATTAGACCTTCGTATAATCTAAAATGACTTGTCCTAAGCTACCCGTAACTCTTGAAGATTGTGTGGCCACTGTTTATACAAGAGAAGATTGCCCGGATAATACAGTAACAGTTGATCCGGGACCGGCGGCTACTGGATATATATTTGATAATCCATGTTGTAGCTTTGGTGCTCTGCAAATATTGTACGGTATGCCGATTAATACTGGTACTGCTATAGAATTTGGGAGCACTTCATGAGCGTAATAGATTGGATATTAGACGGTGAACCAATTTATGCCAAGACAAATGTAAACTTTCCAAGACTAGACGGTTCAGTAAATGATATAATGAATCGTCCATTATTAAATGTATTAACTTTTTCAGAAGTTAATGATTCAGAAGATTTTCCGGGCTTTGCTTGTAGGTATCATGGTACTGGTTCCCCAGAAGGTGTAGTTACTTCTCCTCCCGGTAGATTATATTTCCAGACAGACGGTGCATCTGGAAGTATGTTATGGATAAAGGAATCTGGTACTGGTAATACTGGATGGGCTTTAGCTGGAGGTACAGTGATTACTTCAGATACAATTAAGGGTGCTACGCCCATCCTTGAAATATTTGATACCTTGGTTGGATGGAATAATAACCAAGCATCTATGATACTTAGATTTGGTAGTATCATAGGACCATCAAGTATTTCAACGATGTTCAATACATCAGTAGGTTCTGGTTCATCTACAGTATTACTAGCTAATGGTGTTCTTACTAGACGTATAGCTCCCAATGGTGTATCTGCTACGGCAGGTATATCTTCAGATCAACTTGGTGTACCAATAGGTCTTAAGGTTGGTACCTCTCCTGCTCCGTCAAGAACTTTTAGAAAATTTACCTTAGAATGTTCTGCCTATGCTTCTGCCTTAGCTACTGCTGGGCATGGTATGGGATATGGTATATCATCTACAGGTGATGTATTAAGTAATGGTGCTACTAATCCTCGTGGCTTTATGTTTGAAGCTGCACAAGGATTGAATAGTGGTAATTGGGTAGTTAGATATAGACAAACTAATGGTGGTGGATTAACTACAGTAAATACAGCTATATCTGCTACGGCAGTAGCTAAACTTAAGATTGTATATACTGAAGGAACTACTCCTACAATAGAAGCCTTTATCAATGGAATATCTCAAGCCTCATTAAGCGGTGATGCTAACATGTTTGATGTTGTTAGTAATCCATTCTATAAGATCATAGTTGAAGGTGTTACTGGCGGTGCTGGTGGTACATTCAACTTTGATAGCTTTGACCATCACTACTTAATTGAAGAGGTTTAAGTGCTACAAGATTCTGCTGGCATCAATGACTTAAAGACTCTTATAGCTTATGGTGGAACAATCTTTGCCATTGGTGTAGCTTGGGCAACACTACAGAAAACTGTAAAGTCAGCAGGATCTAAAATAGGTACATTAGTTGATGATTTCAAAGATCATAAGAATGAAGTATCAACTAATATTAGAGAGGTACGAGAAACATTAGTTAGGTTTGAGACCATACTAACCGGACCAAGGGGGGATAATGGATTAGTAGGGGATTTAACTAATGTGAAGGAAGAGGTTGGTAGATTATCTAGGGACATAGCAATCATCAAAGGAAAGTAAAATGAACAAGTCATGGTGGAAGTCTAAAACTGTTTGGGGTGCGCTTCTTCTTGCGGTATCCACGATTATCCCTGTTATTGTTGCAGATCAGGGGATCGCTACTACAGTTCAGAAGATACTTGAAGGCATTGGTTCATTTTTAGGTATTACTGGTATTCGTACTGCTATTGCTGTTAACGGTAACGGAGCCTAAATATTATGCCAATTGTATGGAGAGTGAATAAGGATCTACTAGATCCAGACTTTCTTAAGGATATAGAGGGATTACTTATTCCCTCTCCGTACACTTGGTATGTTACGTACGGATTTAGAACATTTAATGAGCAGAAAGAATTGTATAAGAAGTATCTAGCTGGTGGCCCTAAAGCAGCTCCACCGGGATTATCTCCACATGAATATGGTTTGGCTGTAGATATTGTACCTGATGTTGATGATACTAAACCGGGCTTACAGCCAGATTGGATTACTTCTTCTACTAGATGGTTATGGTTGTTTGCTAAAGTCCTTATTCATCCTAGATTAAAGAGCGGAAAATCTTTTCAGGATGACGACCATGTTGAACGCCTAAATTGGAAGAAGTATAAGAAATGAAATACATACCTTGGGTAATAGTAACAATTCTCGCGGGTATAATAATGTATCTCTATATGGATAACGCGAGAATGTCCAATGACCATACAGCAGACAGTCTTAGAGTTGTTAGTGATTCGGTGCAGAAAGAAAGTAAAAAGCAGCAAGAAGCGCACGACAAAGTTGTTAAAAGTTTGTCTGATACGCTGCAAAAAATCAGGAAAGATCTTAAGTATAAAGAAACTCAAGTCGTAGCTGCTGATGCTTATGCTGATAGTATGGCTACTGCTCTTAATAGTACACAAGCTCAGGTATCACAGGTTGTAGCAGATGCTATGGAAGCTAAGAATCAACAGATCAAAGCTAGAGATAATGTTATAGTTAGTCAACATAATGAGATAGTAGCATTAGGAAAGCTAGTGCACGAAGATAGTTTAATTATAAGAGATAAGGATTTACAAATAAATAAGCTAGTTCAAATTAATACTAGTTTAAGCCGTTCTCTTATAGCTGCTAACAATAGAGCTAGATATGCTCTTATAATAGGTACGGTAGGAGGATACCTATTAAATGGAGTTAGGAAGCATTAATGACCAATCCTTATCTTCAGGGGCAAGTAGAAGTTGAAAGACTAAGAACACCACTTAGTATTCAACAGTATGCTATAGTAATAAATAAGGGTATAACTACTCCATCAGTTCGAGATGCTAGAACTGTAGAATTTATAAATACTGCTCCTGTCACTGTTACACATTTCTTTGATGGGCAAGAATCACAGATAATTAAAGTATTAGGTGATGGGCAGACAACAATACAACATTATGCTGGCGTTATCAATGTAGCTAATGGTTTAAGAATTCGCTGTGCTAGTGGGGCAGATACATTACTAGCTGCTGGGGCTATACATTCTTATGCTTGTTATAAAGATAGAGCTAGTGGTATAGAATATTGGATAGAAGAAAGTGGTGGTGGAGGTGGTGGTGTAGGACCTGCTGGACCAATGGGTCCTATGGGTGTACCGGGAATAGATGGTAATGATGGTAGTGATGGAATGATTGGGCCACAAGGACCTATAGGTAATACTGGTTCAACTGGCGCAACTGGTAGTATAGGCCCACCCGGTAATGATGGATTAGATGGAATAGATGGTAATGATGGTCCTCCCGGACCTCAAGGTATTCAGGGAATTCAAGGATTAATAGGATCATCTGGTATACCATTTGCCTTTGATGGTATTGATGGCAATGATGGTATGCCTATACCGGGGCCTGTTGGACCACAAGGTAATACTGGTAGTACAGGAACTACTGGTATACAAGGTCCTCCCGGTTTAGATGGAGAAGAAGGTATAGAAGGTATGCGTGGACCACCGGGACCACAAGGTCCACAAGGTCCGGCAGGTGGAGGTGGAGGTAGTGCAACTACTATAGAACAAAATTTAGGAGCTACTCCAATATTTAGTGGTAAGTTTACTATAACTGATGCTGCTATATCTGGCACATCTAAGATATTAGCTTGGCAAGCACCGGGACCATATACAGGTAAAGGAACACGAGCGGATGAAGTTGAACTATCACCAATACAAGTATTAGCTGTAGAACCGGGTGCTGGACAAGCTACATTATATTGGCAAACTCCTCCTATAATTGGTGGAATACAATTGAGCCTTACTGGTGGAGATTTTGGTAAAGCTAATACTTCTGTTGGTATTGCTGGGCAGTTAAGTGAGAATGATATAGTGATAAATAGGCGCCGAAATTTGGTTAAGGGCAATATTAAATTTAACTACATGGTGCTGTAATATGGCTGTTATAGAAGGAGTTGTTGGCGGATTAGTTGAAGTTGGATTGGCTAATGCTGCCCCACTACATGTTACAGCCAAACCAATATCATATGGATCATTAGGACATTATCGTATCCATACTAATACTGGTACTTTAGCTGCTGCTTTAGCTGCTGGTACTGGTACTGCTGGACATGTATTTGCTTTTAGGTGGGGTGATGCTACACGCTTATGTATTATAACAAAATTAAAGACCAGATTTTTACCTTTAACTCCGTTCACCGCTGCTACTCTTACAGATCATACATCTTTTGATGCGTTTATTGTTAGAGGATATACTGCTTCACATACTGGTGGTACTGCATTAACGCCTACTGGTAATAATGCTAAAGCTCGTACTAGTATGGGTACATCATTAGCAACGGATATACGAATATCTACAACTACTGCATTAACCGCAGGTACTCATACTTTTGATGCTTTTCCTTTTGCTCAATCTATACGTAAAGGTAATCGAGTTAATCCTGCTGCTGCTACAGAAGAAGTTGTAATGCCGACAGCCGATGGAATGGAATTAGATTTTGATATGGGTGGAGGCGATCATCCTATAACATTAGCACAAAATGAAGGTATAATTATACGTAATCGTACTGTATGGCCTGCTGCTGGTACCGGAATACTTTCTGTTGCTATAGCTTGGGCAGAAGTCACTGCATTCTAATGAGGATGAAATGCAAAATAAACAGTTTAGATTCGGGCCAATAGCCTTAACCAATACATTAACTACCAACTTACTTAATCCTCCAACTGCTAGTGGTGGCGTTAATGGTGGATCAAGTGGACAGTATATTATCCTACGTCATATTAGGATAGTAAACAAAACTGCTGGCGCTGTTACATGTTCATTCTGGCTTGGTGCTACTGGTGCTAATGCTGCTGGTACTGAAGTTATTGGTCAGGGATTAAGTGTTCCTGCTAATAGCTATGTTGATTGGTACGGTCAGCTTCGTATAGAGGTTGCTGATTTCTTAGTTGGTGGTGCAAGTGCCCTTACATCGCTTAGTATTGAAGGTGAAGGGGAGATTGGAGTAGCAGGCTAATGCCATATACTAATGGATGGTCTAATACAATACCCGCTGGCGCTTTACCTGCAAATCAAATTGATTCAGCTATTCAGCAAGCTAGGCTTGATTTAGAAGAGCGCCTATGCCCAGCAATATTTAATACTCCTTTCACTGATGATCCACTTGTAGTTAATCCTGCTGTATCTGGAAAAGTTACTGGAAAGGAATATAACTTTCATTGGAGTGATATTGCGCTAGTTAACGTTGATATAACTGATTTAACACAATCAGATAATAGAATGTTAATTAGCAATTCACATACCTTCTTTAAGCCTATTATTGTTAGAGACGGTGTAACTATCACTCGTGTAAAAGTATTTGCTTTATGTAGTGTAGGAGTAGTTACCGTCAATTTAATGGAGCAAGATTTAGCTACTGGTAATATTGCTGCTGTTAGTGGCCCATGGACATATAACTTAGGTGTTTATGGCGCTGCGGATAGCACTCCTATTTCAATATTACTTGCTGCTGGCAAGTCTTATTCATTGAAGATAGCAACTGGAGCATTTGCTTCTATATATCTATATGGCGGGCAAATTCTTTATGATGTACCAGATTGTAGGAATACACGCTAATGCAGAGACATAAGCCAATAATACCTAGAGCTCCTAGTTGGGGGTCTACTTCACCTAGAATAATAGCTGAGGCTAGGATTAATGGTGGTATGGTTACTTCTATTGATCCTACAGACATAGACAGTAATCAAGCTCAGTTATTAAAAAATATGCGTGTTAGGTTTGATAAAACTCTACGCAGGCCAGGATATAGTTTATTTGGACCAACTAAACCTAATGCCAATAGAGTTTTGAAAGTGGTCACTGTTAAAGATACTTTAGGTAATGCCACTACTTTACGTTTTGATAAAGATGGCGTACAGAAATTATCTGGCGGTGCTTGGGTAGCATTGACTGGTACATTAGTTGGTGGTAATAGTGACCGTATATCTGTAGTTGTATTAGAGAACAACTTCTATTTTGCTAATAATGGGGCTGATGAGATTCAAGCTATTGACGGTGGTATAGCTAATTTTGCTGATTTAGGTAATGCACCTAAATATAAGTATATTACTGGATTTTATGAGCGTATAGTAGGAGCGCATAAGCAAGGTACTAATGGAGTAGAAGTTGGATGGAGTGGACAGCTTAATCCTACTGAATGGGATTTTTCAGTTGATATATCCGCTAACTCAGAACTGTTAGTTGAGTCTCCATCAGATTTAGGAGACTTAATTACTGGCGTATTTGGTATAACTAATTATTTAGTTGTGCCTCGTGAACGCTCTGTTTGGGTGGCTACTAAGAATCCTCAACCACAGAAACCATTTAATTTCTATAATGCAGCTCCGGGTGTAGGGTCTGATTTACCTTATACCATAAAAGTATGGGAAGGTGGATTGATTTATGCAGACTCTAGAACTGGTACTGTATACTTGTATACTGTTGGTGATCGTCCTGATCCTATTGGGCGTCCTAATGATAAGTTATTCTATAGACAGTTATCGCAGGTGGGAAAGGATGATGCGTTTGCCTCTTACGACTCTATCCAAAATGAATATACGTTAGTATTACCAATTCCGGGTAGTGCTTTATATCCAGCTTGGACATACAATTTTAGGACTAAAGCTTGGGCGTATGACGAATATCCTAATACAGTATGGTCATTACAAGATTTTGATTTTGCTACTGGATATATAAGCATTGACGAATTACTTGGTACTATTGATGGCTTAGTGGGAACTATAGATGAGCTTAGCCCGCCAGCTAATTTAATACCAACCAGAGCCTTTGGAATGTCTGATGGTAATATTGTATCAGAGGCTCGTGATAATCCAGATGGTAATGACGATAATGGTGTAGACTTTACTGCTGATTTTATTAGCAAGAATTTTCAAATTCCTGACATAGATCAAGGAGTCGGTAGAGTTAGAATAGATATTCAATTTGAATCTGATGGAGAATTAGAATTTTTCTATGCTATTAACGGTGGAATCTTCGGGGATGAAAAGTCTGTACCTGATCCTAGATGGAAGCGATACCTTAACAAGTACAGCGATCAGCGCACGGAGACTTTTATTATTCCGCTCAATGTAAGGTGTAGAAGTTTTAAGTTTAAGTTGAAGGGAATCACTGGTAGATTTGCTATAGTAGGCTACGAAATAACTTCATACGCTATAGGGAGATCGCAGCAATGAGTAATGACTTAGTTGTTACCTGCAAGGAGTCTCAGGGTGAAGTGACGAGAACTATCACTAGGATGCAGCTTACTCCTGAGAACTTACAACGTTTCTGGAATGAAGGAAAGAAATTCAAGAGACTATTTAATAAAGAAGTAGCTACCAATTTCAAGTCGTTTGTAGAAATGTTTGTATCAGAAGATAAAGATGGAAAGTATATATCTAATGGATTATTTTGGGTGATAGATGATTTCGTTGGTATCTTCTATCTTACTGATATTACTACTGGACTTGATGCTATAGCTCACTTCACTTTCTTTGATCGTAAGTTATATGGCCGGGCGCCATTAGCTCGTGCATTAGTTCAAGATGTATTTAATACTTACGGTTTACGTCGTATTAGTGCAGAAGCTCCAGAATTCTTAGGTCCTAGAGTTATGGAGTTTATACAAGAGATTGGCTTTAAGAAAGAAGGGATTAAACGTAAGGCTGCTTACTATGATGGTAAGTTTCATAATAAGGTATTATACGGAATACTACCAGAGGATTTAGTTAACACTATGTCCGACTCTGAGGTTAAAGCCGAAGTAATGGAATTATCCGAGACTAACTCAAATGGGTAACAGTACACAGACTGTTGGTGGTGGTGCAGCTAAGAAGCCTGCGGCTGACTTTGCTAATATGCTAGATCAGATATTACAGGGTGGTAATGTTACGGCTGCATTAGGAAGGCTTCTTGGTGGTGATACTAGTGCTGGTATCAATGCTATCAGAGATATGCAGAATCAGAGTAAGACTGAAGATTTAGGTACTCTTACTGCTGCTGGAGGACTAAATACTAGTTCTCGCTCTGGTACAACTCAAGCTGCTAAGAGTTTGTATCTAGCTCGTCGGGCACCACAAGATGTTATGCAGATTGAAGATTTCATGGATAAACGTCAATTAGCCGCATTAGGCTTATTACTTCCTGCTTTCGGTCAGGCATTAGGATTGGGTACACCGCAAGCACAAACAATACAGAAGCCTTCATTTGGTAAGGGTTTATTAGATACAGCCACAGGATTAGCTACTTCTGTTGCATCTATTGCTCCAGTATTTAGTAAAGGTGGTCCAGCGGCACCATCAGATGTTGCTGGTACAGGCCCTAATGGCTGGGGCGGTAGTGCTCAATATTTTGATCCTAATAATCCTTGGGGTTAATTATGACCATACCTTATATTCCGGGCTTTGGTGATACCCTTAAGGAAACTCTGCCTCAGTTAGCAGAAGCTACCAAGCGTATCATAAATCCTTACTATGATAAAGAGCAGGCTTTCACTGCTCATATTACTCAGCATCCAGAAGATATTCCAGCATTAGCAGAAATAGAAACTAATTCTCCGGGATCATTAACTAAGATTTTCGGGCCTAATACTGGTAAGTTTTTATCTACTCTTAATCTCTCTCCTGCTCAGCAGCTTAATCGTAAAGTAAATGAAGCTGCTACTCAAGTTACTGAACAGAATCCACAAGCTGTAGGAGAGAAAGCATTAGGAGTTGATTTACAGCAGCGTGAATCTCAGGGTATGGATTTAGAAGCTAAGCGTAATTTAATTAATTCGCTTAAGCAGTCTAAGATACCTCCTGAAATGCAAGCTCTTATAATCAAGAATGGTGGTATCTCTGAGCAGGATCTTAGAGACATTAGTATGTCTAATATAGCTGATGAAGCTGTAAAGACTAAGAGTCCTAAAGAGATAATGGATGCCTTCTTAGCTGGTACTCCATTAAAAATGGGTACTACTGAATACCCTATAGCTGATGTGATGCAGGGTTTGTTTACTTCTAGAGCTGAATCTACTAAGGCTATGTTTGCTAAGATGATGCAGGATGCTGATAATGAAGGAAGAATTAAGATAGCTAATATTGCACATCTTAATGGACGTAGAGATTTAATGCAACAGTTGTATCTGGACTTCTCTCGTAATATGAGTGCTAAGCATCCAGAGATAAATGTTCCTGCTGCTTTTGCTTTACAGTATGGTGATAATGCTTTACAGGATATTCAGGGCTTATATGCTAAGGATGCTATAACTCCTGAGTCTGTTGCTGCTACTAAGAAGCAGTTAGATAATCTTTCAACCTATGCCTCTCTTAAGTCTAATGCTCCTATAGCTGCTGCCTTTGATGCATTAGGTAAAGCTAAGGGTAGTGCTAAGGCTGCGGCAGCTACTAATCTTAATACTCTACTTGGGCAGGCAGGATATAACAATATTGCTGCTACAGTAGATGGTAAGATTAAGATAATAGATGCCAATGGTAATCAGCAGGAAGTTGATCCTAGAAGCTTTTGGGATAAGTTTGTTAAGGATAGCCCAATAGCTCCTACAATGCAACAGGATTCTACTAGTTCTCCTGCCGATGCATTAATATCAGATTTTAAAGCAGGAAAGGGTACAGCTCAACAGTTGATTACATCTCAGAAATATAAGTCTTTATCTCAAGAAGATCAGTTAAAGGTAATGAGGGCTATATCATCTGGAGCTAAGTAATGGGAAATCCATTTGATGCACCACAGCAGGATAATACAAATCCTTTTGATGCTGCTGGAGAGAATCCATTTGATAAGCAGGATATATCTCTTAATGGCCCAATAGGCTTTGCTAATAAGACTAATAAAGCTCTAGAGCAGTTACTTGGTGAACCATCTCCAGAGAATGCTTTTAGTGGTGGATTGCCCGGAGTTAGTACGTATGAAGCAGTTAAGTCTTTTGGACGAGTAGCTACTAAAGCTATAGTCGGGGCTGATGCTAAGTTAGTTGAAACTGCTTCACAGCTTCTACATCCTTCTACATATCCAAAGATTGGTAAAGCTTTATATAGTATGGTGAAGGAAGCTCCGGGAGCTGTAGTAAACTTCTTTAAGGATAAGACTCCTGAAGAGCTTAAGAATCTAACTATACCTACTCCATTTGGTAATATACCTTATGGCATAGCTAAGCCTGCATATGATGATTACAAGGCTGCTGTTGGATTATTTAATGGATTAGTGGCACCATTTACTACTACAGTAATTTCCTCTGCTTCTGGTTATAACTTTGCCCCGGTAGTTCCTAAGTTATTACTTGGACCGAATAATGATGATGTAGAGAAGCAGTATGGAGAATTGCTTAATCCATTATCAGAAGCTCAAAGAGTTAAGTTAGGAGAAGAAGCGACTGTTAATTATGTCGGGGCTGCTATAGGTACAATGGTTGGTAAGTCTACACGTTATGGTACTGGTGTAAAGAATCTCGAAGAGCTTACCAATGTAAAGTCTTGGGGACAGTTACCAGAAAGCTTAGCTGCACTTGATCCATATACTAGGGCTGAAGTAGCTAATTTAATGAAAACTGCTACTGTTGTTCCTAGGTTAGTTAAGGGTGCAGTAGAAGGAAGTACCTTCGGATTTATAGCTGGTAGTAGTGAGGGTGATACTCCAGATGAACGATTCAATAATGCATTACACCTAGCTTTTGCTGGAGCCTTGATAGGTTCTACATTAGAAGGTGTATTAGGAGCACGGCCTTCACCCAAGATTAAATCTAGTATAGATGCATTGAATCTTAGAGATAACTATTTTAGCTTAATGAATCTTCCGGCTAAGAACGCAGCTAAGGCTGCTGCTGAATTAGCTGATGGTATTCCTATAGATCAGGTTATACTTAGGAATATGCCTAGGAAGGATAATAGAATAATTACTGAGCTTCCTAATGTTACTGTTAAGGAAGGTAATTTACATGAGTATTCTTTGAATAAAGAGAATTCATTTGAAATCGCAATAAAGAATAAAGAAGTTTTAACTGAGGATATTTATAATCCCAGTGTTCTTGATGATAGTGGTAATCCTAAAATTTTAGCCAAGGCGGGTGAGATAGTTACACCTAAATTAGCTAATAAGATAATAAATGCTGGTATAGAGAGAATTTCAACTACTGAAGGATTTAGATATTTCTCTCCTATTCCTGCCGTAGATGCGTCCGTACCTTTCATATTCAAAGATCCTAAGACGGGCAAGTATTCTGTTTTATTCTCTAGGCCAGAAGGTATATTAACTCATCATGGTACTGGAGCAGAGTTTGATAAGTTTGATACTAGCTTCTTAGGTACTGGAGAAGGATCACAGGCATTTGGTTGGGGCATATATACAGCGGAACATAAAGGTGTTGCAGAGTATTATGTCAATGTTGCTAATAAAAACTCACTTGTAGGAAAAAAGTTAAGGGTTCAATTATTAGCTAAATCAGAAGAACTCTTACATTATGATTTACCTATAAGCAAACAGCCTCCCGCAGTACAGGCTGCTATAATTAAACTGGCTGAGCAGTATCAGGTTCCTCTTGATATGAATCAGCCGGGTTCATTCTTTTATCATGAACTTGCTAGTGCAGTAGATGATATTGCAACACGTAAAGCTGAGGGGCTTGAAACTGTTTATGAGATATTATCAAAGCGTCCAAATACTACGGATGCAGAATTAACTGATGCTATAACTAAGCTAGGCTTACAGGATTATGCTCCACTAATCATGGATCGTAATATTGATAAGCTTGGTGATGTTATAGAGAACCTTAACACTAAAGTATTAGGTAAGTATAAGCGTACAGATGAAGCTGCATCAATGCTTCTTTCTGATTTAGGTGTTAAGGGTATAAAGTTTAAAGATAACTTTTCTAGATCTACTTTAGCAAATGAGGCTGCTACACATAACTATGTAATCTTTAATGGTGACAATCTTAACATAGTAGATAAAAATGCTCCAGTTGTTCAGTTACCTCCAGAAGTAATTAAGAGTTTTAAGGAGCATGGATTTATACCTAAAGAGTTAGTAATCTATAAGGGTAAGGAACATAGCTTTGTTACCTCTACTGGTGATAGAGTTATTCTTCAATCATTGGAAGATGGTAAGCAAGTCAATGCTCCACGTACACAAGTTAAACATGCTCCTAATTTAGAGCGTGTGTGGTATGATGGTGGTATTGTTTACCATGAAGATATGTATGGGCAGAGCACTAGAGCGCCAGTCGGGGTCGATCCCCGCCAATTGAGCGAGGATGAGCTAGGAACGTTTAAAAAGAATCAGGCGTCAGTAAGGGAAGCTCAGGAAAAAGAATCGCTCTCGGTGGCTTCTAGGCTGGCTGCTGGGGGTTTGAGCGCCGAAAGAGTCTCAGGCGGGAGGATGATGGTCTACAACCGCACCACAGGACAGGTTATAGGTGTATATGATAACCTAGAAAAATTATCAGAAGCATTACCAGATTATACTGATGCCTTTAGTATTGGTGGAAGTACGCTATTACCTCCAGCTAAGGGTAACCCAAGAACGTTTGGTGAATCATTAGCTAGTGATACACATTCTTCTATTACTAGACGCTTTGCTGATTATGTTAGACTACTCACTTACCCTATACATCATACAGTTACATTAGCTAGAGCCTTAGGTAATCTTAATCCTAGCTCAGACATTGCTGGTGCTATATTAGAACATCAGCGGGCTGGATTAAAGTTCAATGCTGCTCGTATGCCTTGGCTAAAGAAGGTTGAAGATTTAGCTAAGGGATTACTTAAGGGTATGGATAGTGCAGATCGGTCTGATATATTTCATGCATTAGAAGCTTCTACTCCTGAAGAGTTTATAGCTAATGGTTTAAGTCGTAGATTAACTGATACTGAAGTTAGTATAGCTAGAGACTTTGCAGAGAAGTTTAAGACCCAAAACAATGGTGATGCTAGTCTTAAGCGAGTAGCTGATTATAGACTTAATCGAGCTATATGGGGAAAGAAATTTACTGGGCAGAAATTACAGAATAAGTTAGCTAAGTGGGAAACTGAAGTAGGTCCGCTTACAAACGATGAGCGTGATTTTCTTAATATCTTAGATGCTAACAAAGCACCATTAAGCGAATTCTCTGAATATGGTGTGCAGGAGTTAGCTCGGAAGATATTATTAGATACACCTAGTCGTAATGATTTTATGAAGGACTTTACTCCAGCTAAGCGGGCTGCTGTAGCACAGATAGAACAAATGTTTAAGGACTTAGCTAAGGAGTTTGGGATACCTGAAGCTAGACGTATTACTAACTATATATCCCATTTCCGTAGATATAACGATCAAGTTAATCTAAAGGGTACTCCTTTATATGCTGAACTTGATGGTACTAGTAGATCGTTTGTAAATGATCTTACTAGAATTGGAAATATAACAGACTTTAATACTGATCCAATTGATATACTTCTTAGGTATATTAATAGTGGTTTTGCTGATAGACACTTAGCTCCAAGTGAAACTAGAATTAGACGTGAAGTAAAGTTATTAGCTGATTCTTATGCACAGAATAGTGAGAAGCCTAGATTTGCTAAGCTAGCCTCTAAGGGTATCAAGACGTATTTTGATAATTATTTGGATGCTCAGCGGGGAGATATAGCAGACGCGGAGGCTATTGCAGAAGCTTCGATGCGGGCGTATCTAAAAGCTAAATTACCGGAGATGCCTGAACAGAAGCAGATTAGCTTTATTAGAGCTTTCGTAGCTAAGTGGAATCCATTTACTACTAAGAACTTTTTACGTGGAGTTGAAACATCGGCACAGGGAGCTAGATTTACTGCTGGTGGCCGAGACTTATTTACTGGCCTACAGATGGCAGAACTAGCTATGGGAAATAAAGCTTTACTGCGGGGCATGACACACTTTAGTGATATTGCTACTGGCTCTAATTTACTTGTAGAGATGGGTAGGATTCCGGGTAGAGTTACATCAGTATTCAATGAAACTCTACAGGAACAGATAGCTAGAGAATCAATGGAAGCTGCATTAGGACATGTTGGCCTTGCTGGTCATATATATGATAAGGTTACTGATTTAGCATTTGCCTTATCTTTACAGCCTACAGTATATGAGAAGATGCATGCTCTTGTATATTGGGGCATAGCTCCTAATGCTTTAGATAATATAGGTAAGTTAGTTGCAGGAAAAGTTTCAAGAGCTGAATTTGAGAAGGCTATTGAACTAGATAAGTATGATCCTTCTATAGTAAGAGAATTCAATAAGCAGCTTAATTCTCATAAGTATAAAGAAGCTGCTGATGTATTAGCTCTTGATATGGGTTATAGAGTAGTAGGGATGTATGGTAAAGCTAATGCTCCAAGATTTATGTGGAATAGATTTGGTAAGTTAGCTGGGCAGTTTGGTCAGTGGCCTATATGGTTACTTAATGGTATAACTGATGAAGCTACTAGAAGTCCTAAGGGTTTGGCTAAAGCTGTAGCTATAACCGGTGCATCATATGCTGCAATGGAAGCAGCTAAGAAAGCTACAGGATTCAATTTAAGTTCATGGGCACTAACTCCTATGAATGCATTGAATCAATGGTTTGGGCCAGACTATCAAGACAACAAGAGTCCAGCTTTGCAGTTAGCTATTAATGCAGGGCAGGCTTTGATGGGAGCAGGTAAAATAGCTTATGGTGCAGCATCGGGACAAGAGGTAGATGCTACAAACTTTGCTGACGCTATGAATGATATAGCAGCTATGGTTGATCCTAGCTCTGGTATCTTAGTGCCTATTCCTTTAATGCTTAGGCAGAATGGTAGAGAGGTATTAGCTGCTATAGATGCTGGTTATCCACCAGAAGTAATTGGCTGGATGATTATGGGAGGCAATGCTGATCCTAACCAGTATCCTAAGATACTAGATAAGACCATGTTACCTAAGGCTACACCTACTGATGAATTTCCATATGTAGAACTTAGTAGTAAGAAGCTAGATGTTAACAAGCCACATGAAGTTAAAGCTCTATTCGCTGCCGCTGTAGCTAAACCAAGTAAAGAATTAGTTAATGCTGTTACTGTAGCTAAGATGGCAGCCTTTGTACCATTAGTTGGGATGCTTAGAGGTAAGGTTGGTAAGGTTGGATTAGAGTTAGAGTTTAGTAGATACCATCCCAATAATTTTGCAGAGTCAGGCTTTCTGAAAACTTCAGAGCGTGGTCTATTAAAAACTTATTACGATAAATTTCTTACGGATATACATGATCCCGGTGATCTTTATGATTATCCAAGATATAGATTAATTGCTCAAGGTAATGCACTTAGAGCTAAGTCTGGTAATCCAGAATTTATACTTAAAGGAGAAGTAGGAGAGGCAGTAGAATTAACTTATGGTCCAGCTGAAATTGATAAGCTTGATCTTGATGGATTAAGACAGCGTTTAGATTTTCTTAAGGAATATACTGTAGTTGTGCCAGATAAGAAGATAGTAAAGCTAGTTAATGGTTACTATGGATCTGGTCCGCCAACATTTGGTATAGGAGCAATGCATATACATGTATCTCCTAAGCCTGATTTAAATGGATACTATGGTGATCCTAAGGTTAATCCATTCAAGCTTCCTCCAGAGTATATAAGCTATGATGTAGGAGTAAGGCCGGGCAAAACTGGAAAGACCATAGAATATAGAGATATGTTAAGTACGTATGATATAGATGAAATAGTATCAAGATTGAATATAGCATTTGAGCATACTATGAAGTTGATTAAGAAGTACGGAGAATATAAAGCGCCTAGGACTAGGGAAGAAAACTTTAATCCAATACCTATGGATGAAGCTTCTGGTCCTTAACTTTAGGTGGATATTTCCTATCAGCATTATTCATTATAGGTATAGGTCTAATTTGTATTAACGGCTGCCCGCAACGATAGCAGAGACCAATCTTTGCAATTTTTGCGGGCGGTTCTTTTGTATATTCAAAGTGTCCACAGCACATACAGTCATACTTATATACAACCCAATAGCGTAGTTTAGTTGTCATTTGAAGTTAATTGCTTCGTATTGAAGCACTCCATCTTTATTTATAACTTTTACCATCTTCATGTTTATCATACCATCTAGTATTTCATTCATCTTATAAGGAGAATCTACTGAATCAAACTGGCGAAGTAATACATCCTTGGGACATGGGCCATTAAGAAGCAACCAGTTGTATATCTCCTTAACATCAAAGATATATGGGTTCCTTCCAAGTCCTTCAAAGACCTTGAACATATTAACTTCTGCTGCTTCAAGCGTCTTTATAGCCATCTCTATATCTGCCATATTTAATGTCAGCGTGTCATCATAGGCTAGATGAAAGAGCATTGCAAGCTTGAGCATGTGTGCTGGCTTGCGTCTATGATACCCCATAAGCTTAGGATTCTTTGGGGTAGGCATACGTTGATACCAACCATCTTTATCATTATCAATCCAGTGGAGAATATCATCTGGAATATCAAAGTCACCTTGAAGTGTAGCTATATGTTTAAGATCGTCAATGAGGGCTTTCTTGAGTTTATCGTAAGTAGCTTTGTCGAATTTATCTTTATAGAAAAGTTTCTTGCCACGAAGCTGATCTTCATATATAAACATTACTCGCGAAGCAAATCCACCACCAATAATATCTTCAGTCATATTTGCAGCTATCCACTTTGGAGTAGTAGCTGCTAACATATTAATGCAGGGCTTCTCTGCTAATTCAATTCCTCGTGCATGGGTAGAAGTTTTGAATTTCTTTTTACCATCATACATTGAGGTTAGAAATTCATATACTTCTTTACCATGAGATTTAGATATAAGATCAGAAAACTCTTCAGAGATAAAGAATAACGCTGCATCTTCAGTATTAACTAACTCCGTAGCTATAGCTGCAATACTTCCTGCATCCGCTGCTTGCGTTATCCCTCCTACTTCATCTAATAGTTCTGCCCCGGCACGGGCTGACGTGGTTTTAATCATGCCGGGCGGCCCAATTAACATCACATATAAGTGAGGAGGGCACTCCCATCTACCTAGCAGACTTTGTGGTATCTTAACACGTCTACGACAGACGGAAGATAGCGCAAATAATCCACTCCAGAATATATATGCCTCTGGAGCTTCTGCTGATAGAGGAAGTACCCACTCACTAAATGTTACAAGCCAGTTCTCACACTGACGCTTAGGCATTTATTCTTCTACTTCAAGTTAAACAGTACCTTTAGACGGTAGAAAAAGCCATACGACTTCATCTCTCTAATGTGCTGCTTATAACCTTCTTGAAAAGCTTCATGCCACATACTCTGTTTAATTTCAGACTTTATTTCTCTGTTATTAACCTGTATATCTGCTGGCTCAAAGCCTGTAAGTATACCAGTAGCTGCTCTTAAGCGAGCATCAGGATCAGTAAAGATAGCCTGTTCTCTATCTCCATCATACATATAATAACGATAGCCATAGGGAACAATCTCACGCTTCCATAACTCTCGCTCTAAAGTTTCTATAGGTATATGTGACCAGATTGGTTTACCTAAGGATTTAGCTAAGTCTTGTAAAGTATTATATTCTACTCTAAAGTCAGTACTCATATCTTTTGTACGTCCTTGAATAGATTGTCTCTACTCATTATACTCATGTGTAATCCACATAGAGTTTTCTTTGTATCATTCTTAAGTGTAACTATATGCTTTGCTAATGCAGTACACTGTACATAAGATGCCATTGATCCTACAGCATACTGGCAATGAGGTAATTCTTTAGGCTCTGAGGTTTCCATGTCTATATGGGCGCTGTTCATTGTATAACATTTTCTTTAGAATCATGTCATGCATATCTATTTTATATACATCACACAGATGAAGTAACCGTATAATGCAGTCTGCTAATTCTACAGCAAAACCTTCTGGCTTTGATAGCCCAGTTTCAGGCGAAGGTACTTCATAGTATATAGGCTTATGTCTACGAAATTCCTCCATTGCTTCTGCTAACTCTCCTACTGCTAGCATTAGCTTTTCTGGTACATCTTTCTCTTCATATGTCCAACCCTTGCGCTTACCCCAATCTCTTATATACTCTGTCCAGTCTCGAATAGTTTCACAATCATAAGGATTAGGCTCTTTTGGATCATAGCTCATGATAACATATCCTTTGGTATCTTAGATAACTCACCCCACCTATCACCCATCTCGCCATCTACAGGTATTAAACATTCTTCACCGTTAATGATAACAGGTCTGTGCATGGCCTTATATGCCATTGGAATAAAATCGGTAACTGCTGCCTTGTGTACCTCGTACATACAACTATCATAGGCGGTATGGCAGAGTCGGGCTGGTATATTATTTCGTTTGATAGTATCTCTGATAAAGAGCATTCCGCCCGGAATTGGATTTTCTTGCTGGATTCTTCCAAAGGCATGATCTGCCACTGTAGATTGAGGTACGAATGCTGTAGCTTCTTTGAATAATTGATTGTTTAAGAATCCCATAAAGGTACGCTTTCTACCGTATGGATTAATCAATATTCTAGTAGCTCTTATCTCTGCTTCTATTGCTCTCCACCATTGTGGTATCTTCCAATAATACTCTAACCACTTAGTTCTAATCTTCTTAATCTGTGGTAGAGATACTATTATTCCAGTTTCCTCTGACTCAGCATTTATCTGCTCAGTAAACTCTTCTGGCCCCATTTGATATGTAAGACCATGATTACTCTTCTTGCCTAAGTATCTAGGCATATAGGCTGAGCCAATCTTTTTATATTCTTCGACTACAGTATCATAGGGAATATCAAAGATAATAGAAGCTGTAGCAGAATGACAGTCTCTATTCTTTAAATTATCTTTGAAGGTTTCTTCCCCGGATAAATAAGCAGACGCCCAGCTTTCGGCCTGAGATAAATCAAAAGCCACAAATAGATAATCTGGAGGCGGAATGAATACTGAGCGTATGGCGTATTTCATTATCGCTTAATCCATTTATCTATTGCTAAGGAACTAAATAATCCTAAGAAGTATCCTAATAAGAACCATGTAGCCCATGTCATTTAATTCATCCTTCCACTTTTTACTTCTCTATTCCACCACCAAATAAACCAAACTAAGTAGGCTATAACTAGTATAGTTATTACCATACTATCTCCACTAAGCTAGCGCCTAACATTGTAGTACCAAAATCTAATGCAGCGTAATCCCATCTATATCCATCAGTTTCCTTAAGCTGAAAGCCTTCCCATGCAGCGGCAAAGATAGCTACTACTAGTAATCTTCCGGCCCTTGATCGTCTAATTCTATCATTGAAAATAGGTAGCCTAACCACCATATCAAGCCCAATACCGCCAATAGTATGGCTAATAGGATGATTCCTAAAAGGATTGTCAGCTTGCCAAGTAAGCCAATCATGAAAGCCACAACAACCTCCTGATACTTGACTACTTAGTGGTGACGTATGGAGTATCACCAAACTTATTACGACGAGCGATTTCACGATTGATATACCACTGAGCCTTCTTAAGATCTTCGAGACCATTTTTATTATCAGCGCGCCAACAATATTTGATCGCGTTGCCCAGGTTAAAGTTGAAATGTTCTGTAATAGTAATAGTTTCTATGCCAGAAGGATGATCCTTGTAATGCTGAGGATTAATAGTATCATTGATGGGCTTTTTCTTAGACATTTTCTTTAGCTCCTTAGGATAGCTTCCGTAGAAAATTTGTTTAATACTCGGGCCTAAAGCTTTGGTAAACTTACCCTTGGTTCTCATTATAGGCTGCCATTGCTACAGGTACAATAGGAGTAATTAAATCTCTAAGTGCATATGCATACTGCCTTATCTCATACTGAGCATGAGGATGCATACGTAGAGTAAGGAACTTAAATAAGTTTAATAGATTAACAGTAGCAAACATATGACTATAGGTACTAAGAGGCAGCACCATACGAGCTAATTCTCGGGGCCAGTTCTTAGCTAATAAATCCTGGTAGAAAATATAGGCTTTATTACACATGATAATATAATCTTCTATATCACTTACTCTACTTCTATCTTCAGGATTAAGCATACTAAGATCACGCCCCTGTTTATTAGCATGACTTTGTGTTCCTACTACGTCAACTTGAGGGATATAGAAATCTCCGTTAAGTTCCTTGTATCTTCCGCTGAGTTCATTATAACTCCACGTTCTATGTCTATGCCATTGCCTAAAAACAAAGATGGGTGCATAGATTTCAAATGTAAAAGTAACGGCTTCAAATGGTGTGGTATGTTTATTTTTCCAGAGGTAATTGATAAGTTTACTATCACTTCCTTCATCTATTCCTGCCCTCCAAGCTGCATTATAAGATACTCTAGCGGCACGTACAATAGATAGATCATTACCCATATGATCTACTAAGTTTACATAGCCTTTATCTAGGACTGGTATCATCTCGTTTATATCCTACTTCCCGTAAGATAAAGTCCATTACAAAGATCAAGAGTATTTCGGGGGAAAAAGGTCATGCTACTCTAATCCAATCTTCTGCAAGTAGATCAGTCTGTGACGCTAACCAAGGTACAAGATCACCTTTAACTGTGCTTATATAGATATATGGAAGAGTCATCTTACTATTTTCATCGGGGCGTTGAAGCTTAATCCACTGTCCCGATCCATTCCATCCAGCTCTAGTCATCTTAGCATCTTGCTGTTTCATGTATTCTAGAGCTACGCCGAAGTTGTACATATTATTTATGAGGTAAAGGTAAAGGTTTAAAAAACATTTTGAGTTGAGCTAAACAAGGTTCACAGAGTTCTATACTAAACTTATCTCCCTCTTCATCTATTACTTTAGTAAGACTTCTACAGTCAAAAACTTCTAGATTACATCTATCACAAAAATATTTTGTAGCCATTATAAATTCTCCAACTGCTTTACCATAATGTTTAAAGTCTCTAATGCTTCTTTTAATTCTATATTAGTTGAATGTAAATTAGTTACTGCTGTACTAATAGTTGGAGTTTTCTCTCTTGGTTCTGGTGCAGGTAAAACTACTGGGCCAAGCACTCTACTTATTACATTATCTAATCTAGCTATTATTGAAGCTAAATTGCCTAAATGAATTAGATTCTCTTTACGAATTATATCTAATATCGCATCTGGCTTTTTGTTAGCTTCAGTTATAGGTCCGGTCATATCTCTATCTTACTCCTAGGTATAGTCATAAGATTCAAACCACTATCATCTACAAACAATTTAGAGCTAGGTCTACCAGTCTCAGTACCATCAGCTCGCCATATAGACTTAGCTCTACCATCATGTAATGTTATATCAAGATAGGATGATATTAACTTATCTCGTTCACGTATCTTAAGTATGCTAGTTAGTATGTGTAAGTTTCGTTCCCACTCTTCTTTTTTCTTATCTGTTTTATATTCGTCAATCTTAGCCTTGCAGTAGCCAATAAGTTGGACCAAAGCTTTCTGCTCAGTAGTCTCTTTAGATTTCTTTTTCTTTCGGTCATACTTAGTTTTAGCTGGAAGCTTTAAGGTTCTATATAGAAATTCGGGCAGCGTCTTTTTACCTTGAACATTAATTGGCTGACCAGCTAATAGATTAAGTATAGCCTGTGTCTGTTTCTTTTGATTGTTAACACCAGTGCGAATGAGGTCCATACGCTCTTGATCTACTAATAATCCTTGAAGAGTCAGCTCACGAAACATTTCGTTGACTGTCATTTCATAGGAATAAAGATCAAGTAATCCATCATTCCGAATCTCTTGTTGAAGTCTATTATAGATTGCGAAAGTAGTGGTGCAATCTTTTCCGTTGTACTCGAATAACTCTTGCCTATTGCGCGCAGCTTTCCATCCCTTCGTATCACCCGGAATTGTTGCACGACCTTGAGTTTTATAGTGTGGTTGTCTGGTGTATATAGACGTAAGAAAATCCAAGTCCCTAGGCATCTCGGGGTCAAGGATATGAGACATGATAATGGTATCGTCTGTATAACCTTCGACTCCAAAGTCGTTAAGGGATAATACCGTGGAGTCGTATATACCCATGTGAAATATCTTTTTAATGTTTGGATTTGGCAGAATTGTATGTAAGATAGTTCGTGTGTTAGGAGAGTCATAGGGTAAGACATACGCCTCAGTTTCGCTTATACCAAAGCCAACACAGATAATAGATGTAGTTGCTTTTACAGTCTCAATATCACAAGACAAAATAGGACTAGAGGCTAATATATCTAGGCACTCTAATCCTGGGTCTATATGAATAGTTAACTCTGGTGTGTTTAGTTCTGGAAACTGGCTATCATGTGCGATGCGTTTCATATCTGCATCGAAGATAGCATATAGGCGTGGGTCCTCATTATGTAATAGACCTGCTGGATGTAGAGTAGGAATACACTTTACACCATTCAAGTCTAAGATAGACCCACGCCAATTAGTTATATGTTCTTTAGGAGGGAGTAGATATTTAAGAGGTTGGTTTCCGAGAAGTACAATTAAGTTAGGTTTATGAGTTTTAAGTAGATTAAAGATTTCCTGCATACCAGCTATTAACTGAGAGCTACCAACTAGCAGATCAAAGACATTATTGTCTGGCCTATAATGGCAGAGATTAGTAACATAACAACTACTAAAATCAATACCATTGCGAAGGGATGCTTCTCTAAGAAGTTGTCCCGCCGGGCCGATAAAGGGTTCACCTTTAATCTCCTCTTCTGCTCCGGGAGCTTCACCTATAAACCATAACTTAGATGAAGGATCACCCGATGCTGGTACATATATGCTACTAATCTTTGGCATAGTTCTCTAATTTTTCTAACCACATGTCAACTTGATCTCTAGAAAAGCTAGATTCTTCTAACTTACGTTCCCAATTACGCAGCTGTTTTATTATATTAGCAATGTCATCTATTATATCTGTATGCTCTGCGCATACACAACCACAGCCACATTCACGTTTAATCTTTGGGCTCATATATTATAGTATTACATTTAGGACACCTAGCTGCCTCGTATTCATTAAGATCATTAAATGAAGTTTGAGCATAATATCGCTTAGCTTCACGTTTATCATATGAACGATCAACTTTGTTGACTAAGTTAAGATCAGAAGCTATAAGATACATAGCCTGTTCATATGTTACTAAATGATACTTACCTTGCTTGTCCCTAAAATATAAGCCATTAATTTCTATTGGCTGTTGTTCTACTATAGCAGCTATTTCTGCTTCACGCAGAATGATTACTGTTCCTTCCCCTTCTATATCCAATGTCTTACCAGAGTAACCATTGAATATAACATGTGCCCCTATATAGACTGATCTACAACCGTGGCCGATATACTTTACTATTCCTTGGTCACAGCGTTCCTTTGCTGTGTCTGGAATAATAATGCCTCCCGGTGATACATCTCTATCATATAAGGGCTGGACTATAAGTTCTTGAAACTTAGCTATGAGCATATTAGCACTCTTCAACTAATATAATCTCATCATCTTCAAACTTGACTTCTGCTATATTAACAGTCAAATCCTCATCACCATCATTGAAACTAATAAGCACTTCAGTATCATCTGGATAAGTTTCAATGCGAGCAAGCAGTTCTTTCTTTGTCATTATTGAACAATCCTCATTCCCGTCACAGGTTGAACAGTAGCCTGCGAAACATCTTCATGCTCTTCAATCTGAAGAGTAAACACACCAGCATCTAATCCCTTAGCCTTAAGTTCTTCAAGATTAAAAGCATCGGCTAAGTGCTGCTTTGCTTCTTCCATATTGTGAGCATTGGTTGCTACGAAGGCAGCATTTAACTTTCCGATAAAGCGAGACATTAATACTCCTTATCAAAAATTAAGGCTCGTACTGCACAATCCTTAGCTTCTAATAACTTACGTAAAGCTGTAGTCTTTTCTGGATTATCTGGTAAACGATTATCTATATCACTAGCTAAGTACTTAAATGGATCACTTATATCTTTTAAAGAGCCAGGTAAATGATCGTTCTTAAAAAATTGAACTAGATAATGTGACATTTATGCTCCATTATTTTTCTATTGGCATATTAAAAAGAAAGGTTAGATAATTCTATTAACCACTTTTCTATTTTACGCCTACAGGTATTAGTGTCACTACCATAGGTAGAATCTAATACTGCCCAGCCTAGTAATGGTAGATAACCTAGACCGGAACAGATATTACATTCCTCTGTGTAAGCTTCATTAGTATGGTGATTCATACCACAAAATAAATCCCCTTCACCATTGCATTGCTTGCATATTATATAAGGCATACCGGCATAGTCCTCCGATTTTGCTCCGGTATATCCCCATCATTATACCTAACGCCGGAGGTTGGGAATTAACATAGCTAGATAGCGCCGGGGTATGTTCTGTCGTATCCCCTTGTTAAATCATAGCAACCGTAATCGCTACGCCGTCTATCTAGCTATTAAGATGTAGCCTACATCTTGGGTTAACGAGAGTCGAACTCGTATCAACACACCAAGACACCCCATCTATACTTTAGCTACCGCGAATCGCTGTTTCGGATGTTTAGATGTAGGCCACTATACTTATGCAATCGGCTTCCAGTTAAACCGATTCTGATTACGGGGTTCACTACCATCCTGCGGCTTAGTGAGACCATGCGTAACACTGGCAGCAATGTTTTGTCCAGCAAGACGATTGAACACTTCACCAATAACGTTGTTATCCCAATCACACACCCACATCTCAGATGGATACTTAGCGTTAAAGGCTTCAGCAACAGTCTCATCATTCGGATCATAACCAAGCGCAGCCATAACGAAACGCTTAGTCATCGGAAGAGAAGCCTCAGTATGCAGATACAACTGCTGAGGAATAGTCTTGCCAACATGGTTAGGAGCCTGCTTAATTAACAGGCCAAGCTGTACACCATAAACCTCTTCATCCTTTGCATTCTTACGAGCAAAAAGCTTAGGCTGATTAATCTCAAACACAGCATCACCGTCATCAATGATAGGAACGGTAGTAGTAACGTCAGCCATGTTTGGAGTAAAACGAGGAGGCATAAATTAGCTCTTTTGGATTGTGTTAAGGAATGTGGTAAAGTTAAAGTTGTCTACAACATCATCGTACCCAACACCACCAAATCTGTTCTTTGCTAAGATCATATTATCTAGCGAGAACTTTACTTTATATATGGATTTTCCTCCACTGTGGTAGGTGTGACAGTAGCCAATAACATCAAAGAACTGTGGTATGTCATCAGGAAAAGTTTGTCCAGTAACGGCAGGTCTAATACGATATAAGACAGCAGGCTCACCAATACCAGCCTTCTTATAGTACAAACGTTCATGAGCAAGAATGATTAGATTAACTTTCTCACTTTTGAATATATCAGAATAAGCTGCAATGAACTGTGAGACTAAGGACATTTCCATTCCAAAGTCTTGCACAGCTACAATATTAACACGTAGCTTCTTTGATACTGCTTTAGATGTAGACTTACCTGTAGCAGCGTTAACATCCATGGCCTTATTGATGGCGCCACGACGTAAAGAAGTTAGATCATCAATGATGATAGTCTTGTACTTCTTCTTATCTAACTGGGCTTCGATTACATTACACACCATATCATATACCATAGGTGTATCAACGTAACCTCTGTTACCAATTTCTTCTCGTACATCTACAATGTCTGGTTTACAATTAGGATGCCGGGCACGAAAGCCAGTAGAGCCTAATGTTTCCATACCATTACCAGTATTTACTATAAGCGCACGAGCTTCTGGACTATCTGCTGTAGCAGCGGTTTCTGTCTTGCCACTACCAGATGGTCCATATAACATTGTTATTACTGATTCACCAAAATGGTATGTATCGAAGGATACTGGTTCTGGAATAGAAGAAGTCATATATTTTTCTTCGCTCGTGGATTACTCATCATTATCTTCTTCTGTATTAGTTGGGTCCCAAGCTTTGACTTTGAAGTAACTTCTAAGTTGTGTCATCTGGCCTGATTCAGTCTGTTGCCTACATACAGAATGAAATTCACAGAACATACAACCCTTAGGATTCATAGGCCAGAAATCTTCCTTACGATTCTCTTCTAACCTATCTTCCCAATACTTATGTTCACGTACCCACATCTCTAACTGAGATTTAGTACGTGATGTTGGCATGGTCTGAAACTTGGGGCCTTCCTTCTTACTATTGAATAGCACATCCACCATCAAGCCTGCTGGCTCTCGGCCATTAAGCTCACGGGCTATCCATATATATCTAGTAAACTGATCGTTAGGTTCCAGTGAACGTTCATAGAACGGACCTAACTTAGATGTAGTCTTGTAGTCCCATACCCATAGCCTTCCATTCCAATTGATAAGTCTATCTATCTTACCATGAATGAAAGTACCATGAGGTAACTTGACAGTTACTATTTGTTCTGCTGCTAGTATCTGAAACTTCTTACGTTCAGCTAACCATACTTCAAAAGCTTTAGTGCATGACAACTGTAAACGCTCTGGAGTCATGAAGTCAAACTTAGTTCCTACTTCTGGTGCCTTAAGATGCTTAGCTGCATAAGACTTGGCAGCAGTGATTGCTTTTACAAACGCTTCTGATTCTGTATATGGTCTACCATCTATAGTATCCATCATAGTTTGATCTAATACTTCTCTAAACTTATGATAGGCAGAACCAAAAGCAAAGTATGGCGGAGTAGCAGCCTTTGCTACAAAGCCACAGACTATGCGATAAAAGTATTTACGAGGACAAGTTAAGTACGTAGTTATAGAAGTAGAGTCATATAACAATGGTTCGACTCTTGGAAAGGATACCATGAACCTCTTGTTAGTATGTTCTCTTATTTCCATATTAGTTAGGCTGAGTTGTAATGCGAAATTACGTGTGCCTTCCACTTAGTTTTATACAAAATTACACCAGCATCTAAATCAGATAGAACTATTTCTACATAAGATGGGTCTTTTATAAAATCTCTTAATGCCGCAGCAAGATCAGAACATACACAATAATCACCATTTACTTTATATATTCTTATTTCCATACTTACTCGCCTCTAAGTATATTATTTATTTGCTCTGTTAGATTATCTATAGTCTCTGTTATCTCTGGATCAACACCATCCATTGCGTTACTAGATATATCTATGTAGCCTTGATAGTTTAATGTACGTAGTAGAGCCTGTCTTATTATAGAGCGAGGCATTATTTCACTGTGAATAAAATAGTTATTGTGCCTACATCTATGTTCAACTTCAAGATAATACTGTAATGCTCCATCAGCTACAGCTCTGCTATTAATACTCGCCGACATGAAATCTATCTCCATACCTTATATCCACTAGGTAAAGCTACGTGATTCCACTCATTAATCTCACACCACTTCTTAAACTGTCCATCATTATCTATGAGATTGGGATAGATGATGGCTGTCTTTACTTCTTTGTTTCTTATTGTAGCGCCTATTGCTTCCATCCAATCGTTAACATCTTCAAGTATTAATGCTGCTGTCTTTAAAGTTTCCAGCTTTGTGGGAGAGCATACTATCTTACCCTCTTCGCAGGAGATAGTAAACTTATCCTTTAATGTATCATAGCCGGGATACTTTAAGGCTACAGCAGCAGCTATGCCTTCATATATAGCATAGCGTAGAGTCTCTGGCTTATGTGTTTGAAATGAGCATATACCTTCAGAGTTCTTCATAATCTCTAGGTATTGCTGAACTCTTTCTACACTAGCAGGTACAAGATTATATGCCATAGATTCTAGAAATGGTGGGATGCAGATTTCTTTTGCAAGTTGATAATAGTCTATCATCTGTCTATCGCTCTGACGTATTCGATAGGAGAACATAAAGTAGAACCTATTTTAGATCTCAGTATGGCATAATACTGAGTATTCTTTTTAACTATATCAACAATGAATAAATCCCAGTTACTCCATTGTTTAAGTTTGGCATCAAATAACAACGCCTTCTTTCCTATATCACTAGCTTCTATCATATGCCCTCAATCGGAATCGAACCGATAAGCCCGAAGGCAAGGGATTTTAAGTCCCTCGTGTTTGCCAATTTCACCATGAGGGCTTAGATTAATTTAATGGATTGCCTTCTACTTGTTCAAGGGGTATTACTATCATACCCATACGACGTAGTAAGGCAAGCAATAATTGTTTAGCACACTCAAGATTTTCTTCTGATTCTTCTACTTCAGTATCACCTAAAAGGAAAACTCTTATCCCATGTTTACTACAAGCTAGCTCATATAAACCATACATATGAGATGGTCTATTTGGATTAAGATTCTTTCTTACAGAGATAGATACATTTATAGTTTCCATTATCTTGGCTTCTCTGAATTATAGTTAGAGTTAGTAATTATATATACTTTGACTTCTTTAAGTATAGGATTAATTGCATACTCTATCCTATCTATACAAGATGGAAAAGGTCCACCCATAGAATACACTATAGCTTTTAGATCTTCATCTGGCCGTATACTACCATCAACAGAGAACACGGCAAAGAATCTTTCTAATCGCCATTGCTGATAATATTTTCCTGTATCTGGTTCAACACCAGTACCGAAATCAGCGTTCATCTTTAATAGTTTTTAAGATGGTATCATAATGGGCGAAATGCAAATCTCTATTAAGTTGACGAGCCGGGCCTTCAAACATCTTTTCTTTAGCTGCTATACCAGTAAGATAGATAATACAAAAGCATAGCAATTGATAATCAGTTATATTAGAGCAGTGTTCCTTGAGGCTAGCAAAAACTAAATCAAAGTTTACTGTCGGACTTGGCTCTATCTGATCTAATTTCTGCACTAGTTCTGGAGAGAGCTTCAATGATGTCATCTATATCCTCAAGTTTCTCCAACATAAAGCTACCAATTGCCATGTCATCTTTTAATACAGATACTAGTACATAGCTAATACGATGTATGATTTCTACCTTCATACTCATTGTTATATCCACGGCATATCTAATGAAGGCTTTTCATCCTTAATTAAATCTGCCCGGCTCCTAAGATAGACAGAGATGCACCTAACTAACCCTTCAGGGCCAGAGCGTATGTTACGATAAGCTTTATCTGTAGTGATACTATCAATAGAGTTAACTATATCAGTTAAACCTCCACCCTTAGATAAAACCATGTTACATAAACCCTGCACTGCTTCCGTCCAAGCCCTAATAGAAGTGCCGGTCTTACCTATCGAGACTAACACTTCTATGGGCTTGGCCTTTTCATCTTCTATTATAGTAACAAACATGGTACCATCAGGAGTATCTTGCCTAATGGTACTACAATCATAGCTCCTCAGTTCCTTCAACATTATCAGAATCTTTCGCGCTCAAGGAAGCAACAGCAATATCATCAAAGCTGGGCTTGGGCGTCTCTGGTGGAACAGTAACAATTTCGCTAAGGGCTTCTAGTGTATCATGTATGCAAACGGACAACGCAGAATAGAAACTAGCTGCTGACGGGCTAGGTTCATAACGTGCAGCAGCCATGTCCTGAGCCAAAGCCTTCAATGCATCCTCAAAAGCTTTACCTATCTTAGCATCAGTGTACCTAGTAAAGTCCAATGCATGTAGGATAGGATGAATTGGATTGTCATTTTGTGTCATAAATTATTCGCTCATGTTTTGTTATAGGTTGGTCAGCTATCAAGCAAATCTAATACCAAAGGCTCCCGGCGTCAAGAGAGGCTAACCCCTTGAGCCAGAAGGATTTAGGTCTGTTACATTTGGTGTGGATATGTTAACAACTTAGTTAATTATTATTTCTTGGACTGTTATATAATATTATCCAAGAATATCTACGTGAACCATCCCTGACATAGGACAAGCTACTTTATTCTTAATTTCAAACTTTCTATTTTCGCCTGGCTTTTCTATCTCAGCACGAAAGTTTTCTATTATCTTTTCATCTGACCATTCTTTAGGAACACAGGCCAAATGCATATTACTTATTCTACCAATTATCATGGGATTATGCATACTTACTTAAACCATTCATCAAGGATGAGATTCATGTAATGCTTTAGTAAAGTTTTGGTCCAAGTATTACTAATACCATCAGGCTCTGCTAACTCTGCACCATATTGTTCTTCAATAGGAACAGAGAAGCCTCCATTAATATGGAAAAAGTTATAAGTATAAACTATAGATATAACTTCCTCTCCATTATTATCCTCCATCTTAATAAGGATAATATAATATCTAGTAGCATCACCGGGCTCAAGCACTAACTGTATAAGGTTAGCACTATCATTCTCTTTTAACTTACGTACCGCAAGCTCTGGCGTAATGCCAGTAGTATCAGTAAATGTAAGAGGCTTTCCGTGATACGTTAAAGATAATGTTTTAGTTCTCATTCGCAACTCCTAGCATATACAATAGTTATTTTATTTGGAGCATCCTGATAAACTCTAGGAAAGTATACAGCATGAGGTATATCTTTATCTCGCCAATACATAAACTCTTCTTTAGTTATTGGCTCATCATAGGTGAAGATCATACTACGATCTCCTGCTCCAAAACCTTCATGCGCTACTTTATATTTTGGTTCTGCTCTTATTTCTTTTTCTTTGGTTTCCATTGTGTCTCACAAGTTTTTATCATGCATTTGTGTAGTCCACTATGACCTAGTATTCTACCGCATATATGTCTAATTGATATGCCACTAGGGGTGGGAACTTTTATATAAGACCTGCATTTAACTTTTTCTATCACTTTTTCCTCCCTCTAATAGCTCTGATAAGCTCCATTGCAATACTGGTATCCATTCTAGTATCTTCACTACCTTCAACAATCATGTTAAAGGTATTAAGCTTAGCTTCAAGCAATGCCATTATATCATTTTCTATTGTATTATCTGCGATTACATAGTAAGAGTCTATGCTATGTAGATCGGACAGACGACCATAAGCTCTAGCTTCCGCCTGATGATGACTAGCTGGAGTCCACATTAGATCAGAGAATACAACATGACCCGCTGCTGTAATATCTAGCCCTTCACTAGCTGCTTTGATACTACAGACTAGATATTGTATGTCAGCAGAGTTTTGGAATCTATCTACTATCTTCATTCTATCTTCTACTTCATCCTGTCCACTGAAGCTTACTGCTTCATATCCAAGTCGGGCACGGATATTCTTAATTACAGGAGGATTGTCTACAAATTGTGTAAAGACAATTACCTTACGGTGGCCATTCTCTGACTGGTCAAATAGTTCAGTAGCTAGGTTCGCAATGTAATCATACTTATCCTCTGCACATATCTGCTTGAGCTTCATTAGCTGAGCAAGGATGCCCGGTATGGCTTTAGTATCCGTCACATCCCCAGTCAATTCATCAATAGCTACCAGCAGCCCTTCATTATAAGCCTTATCATATACTGCACGAGCTTTCTTACTAAGTTCAAACTCTCGTACAATACGATTGATAGGCGGAAGTTCTTTAATTACTTGCTTCTTTGTATGTCTGATAAGAATGGGTCTAAGAATATCACGCAACTGTTCTATATTCTTAGCAGCCTTACCATCTACAGTGTAGAATTTCAGGAAGCTTTCATATGGCCCAGCTATTTCAGGAGCAGCAATGTATACATTAGCCCATAGCTGTGGAGCATAGCTAGTAAAGATTGTACCAGACAGAAGTACCCGTCTAGGTATAGACACTAGTGCTTGCCCAGCATCACTACGCTTAGAGGTTACATTCTGCATATAGTGAGCTTCATCAAAGATCACCATATCAGCGCGTAGATACTTAAGTATTACTTCAACCCAAAGCTTACGCTTATAGGCTGGTATCTTTACAGTATCTCCATTCTCCTTTTTCTTTACCTCTTCAGGTATGATTATTTCTGTACTAAGAATATCATAGTTGATTATGTAATAACGATACTTCTTAGTTAATGCCATTGCTGTATCGAATTTACTTGGAGTTTCTCCGGAAAATCTATACGCACACATATTAGTAAACTTAATTAGCTGCCGTTGCCAGTTAGGAATGAGCGCAGCCGGGCAAACGATAAGGATAGTGTTACCTTCCCCACGTTCACACATACGCTCAGCTATGGCTAGAGATATGGGAGTTTTACCAAGTCCCATTTCAGGCCCTAGTATTCCACTACCTCCAGCAGCTTCTATGAATTCTACCTCTACTGCTTGATAATCATGTAGCTTAATACCATTCAATACTATATCTTGCTCAGGCTTTTCTTTCTTAGCTATCACATCCAACGATAGCCTAGTTTCATACTGCTTCATGGCAAAGTCATGACTATCATCTTCCCATTCTACAGTATGTCCATTCTTTTGCTCTTCCTCTAATGCCTTGAATATTCTCCATCCTTCAGGCAAAGGAAACTTCCATCTATTAGTAACCTTTTCATCTAATGTACATCCCGGTATCTCTCGGATAACATAACTTTTAGTCTTAGCATTTGTTACTATATAGAAAGACTTTGCATCCCGAGATACTTTGTAATTAGCTGCTCGCTTAAAGCTCTTGATATTTTCATAGACAGATTCATCTATCTTGATGCCTACAGCTTTAAGTCTCTCTTCAAGTGCTGGCCACTGCTCTACATCTATGCTATCTGTATGGTCATTATAGCTATGTAGACGTGACGGAGTAGTTCTCATTATCTCTACATATTCCTGTAGATATTCTGAGATTTTAAGCTTTATCTTTTCTCCATCATATGTATCTACTACACCCGGAGAAGAGACTAGATAAACCTTATTACGTCTAATCTCTTCTGCATATGCAGCAGCTTCATCTTCCATCCATCTTTCGCACTCAAGCATATAATCGGCAAGCTCAGAGTAACGCTTAAACTTTTCCTCTTTTCGCTTAGCCAATATAGCTTCTAGTTCTTCGTCACTAAGTTCATCGGGATTCATAGTTTCCTACTTATATTTCTTTTTCGTTATCTGCTATTAATTCATGCTCTGGACAATATACATTATAAACCCTTTTTTTATTATCATCATCATCTTTAAGTATCTTGTAAGTAGTTTTCTTTCTACAATAGGCCGCGTCACTTACATCTCCTAATTTACCTATATGCCAGTAACATTGGCCGGGTTTAAGCATTGTTTTATCTTCCTTCTCCATATAGAAACTCCACTACTTTATCTCTAACTTCACTCAATGTTCTAGCTGGTTCGACTAGAGTAAATGTTAGACCAGTTTCTTTATCTTTTACTATTACACCATAGAGATTTGTTATCTCAAATCTACTATGGTTTTTACGTTCTCGATTCTTAGTTACATGGCCCTTAACTTCAAGGCTATGTATATCATTATACTTAATTCTACCATTAGACAATACAAACTTGGGCCAGATAGAAGAGAAAAAGTCTTTCATGACTAATTCAAATCTAGCATGTAGCTGCCCAAATGGTACATATCTAGTGGTTAGAATAAACTTCTTTGTTCCTTCATCATCATACGTTACATCTAGCTTATACTCCCCATCAATAGACGGGTCGATTTTCACTTCCAGCATCCCCTGAATAATGCCTGTTTCGCGGGCATACTTTTCATATACTACAGTCTGTAAAGCCTGTAGTAGCTCTGGGGAAAATTGGACTGTCATGTATTAGCCTTCCGGCTTTTCCTCTACTGTTGGCTTAGTGTCTATAACTATTGCCTTAATGTTTATCACGCCTTGCTTTACTAGCTTTAAGAATTTATTCCGGGCCTTGCTTGGGTCTGACGCGGCATAGATTGTTTCCCCATTAGCCTGTATAGCGTGATACATTAGTAGCATTATCTCTATCCTGTTAATGTTGAATAGGCCCGGATGGATTTGAACCATCTACCTTTGGCTTATAAGGCCAACGCTCTAACCTATTGAGCTACGGGCCAATGTGCTAGCTTTTGACCACTTGCCTAGAAGCTAGCGAAACTAGGCCCTATCAATCTACCTCACCAAGGATAGCTCTATTTCATGTACCTAAAGCATAGCTATCATAGCTTTAAAATAGGCCATTCCTTTTAGCGTACGTGCTAGTTGTATATGGCCAACCATTCATACGTTAGCTTAGCGCGTCGGGTGTGTACCCTAGCTACTAGCTAATTAATTGGTGAGTAGCTATCTCCTATTCCAGCGTACTGGACCGGATAGCTCGGTGTAGGTAGTCAGCCTACTTTGTATCTCGGCGATGACTAGTCGCTGCATTACTCACCATTACTAATTACGCGCTAAGATCGAAACCATACTTAGCGGTGAAGTCAGCCGGGGACATACGGCCAGACATACGGGCGACAAGATCAAGCGGATTAACCTTGCTAAACTTCTCTGCTTCCTTATCCGCAAGCTCTTGGAATGCGTCAACATTCTTAGCCTTAGTCTGTACCCCAGCACCACCAGTATCAGGAGCGTAACCGCTAATAGCTTCCTGTGCATTAGCGATAGTCTCTGCGATGTTAGTTTCGTTCCAGCCTCCTTCAGGAGTCTTATTGAACTTAACCACACCATTCTGCTTTGCTGCACGCTCCACTATAGAATCAATACGGGTATACAGATTATTCTCGCCACCGAAAAACTCTGCATATCCTGCAAGATTCCCCCTAAACGGGCGCTCAGCCGTAAAGCTAATCTCCTGTCCATAGCCTTCAGGCTTGAGCTTAATGGTGATCTGCTTAAACTCTGACATATTATGTATTCACCTCCTTTCATGTCTAGTTGATTGTTACTTGTTGTGCTTAGCCCGATACTTAGCACACTTGATCTTGTTACGGCCATGCTTCTTATTGCCGTTGCGAGACTTACCAGCACCGGGCGGAGTCTTAGCGGGCGGAACACTCTTATAAGTGTTGCCCACGCTATCGCGGTACATCTGTAGCTCCTATGATGAGGTTATATACTCATCATATGCTACCTCCTATTGTTGTGATAGTTTTATGTTTTCCTTCTGCGCTCCCCCTATATAATGATAAGGGGAGAATCTGTCAAGAGGGAGCTAAGTCTCACTCCCAATTGCGGTTAGCCTGCCCCTGCCTGCGGGTCAGATACCAACTCACCCCGCCCCAGAATATAATACACAGAACGAAGGTAGTCAATACTTGCCCGACGGTGAATGTGATCTCATCTAGCTTGTGCATTATTCACCTTCTACGGTAGCAGTGTATTTCCAACTTCTTTTTCTACGAATTGTTCTTTCATTATCGTAGAGGCATTTCTTCCTATGAAATGATCTGCTTGAATACACCATGCTACGTTTTCGATTTGTCGAGACGGTGAGTAATGATGCAATACCCACCACTGACAAGGTTCATACCATTCTAATGCTAGCACATCATCAGCTAGCAATGGCTTTTTACAGATTGGGCAGATTGTCATGTTACTCTGCTTTCTTTTCTTTTAGCCTACAGAGTAGTACACCTAACTCACTCTGTTGTTCCTTTAGCTTGAATACTACATTTGCTAATGGAACTACCATATCTATCGGATATTTTTGTTTTTCCAATAGCTCTATGATACCTTGTAGCTGGATTCCTGCTCGCTTAACCGTTCTAGCGCTTGGTAGCATATAGATTTACCAAAGGGTGAACCAAAGGTAACAAATCTCGCAAACCAATCAAACCATTCAAGGCTATCAACCATTATCCGAGGCTGTGCCCCATAGATGCATGAACCGTGCCAGAGGTAGAGGATTATGCAGTGATTATATGTATATATATATTATTGTTACATATATATACGGAACCACTACACTACCCCATGGCTAGAATCGTACACCCTCCGGGGGTCAGCCTTCCAATTTAGTTGATAGCGTTGAATCCTTTGAACGCTTTGAAAGCTTTGGTAAAACTACTTCCTTTGGTATTACGCAATGAGGATGATATAGCAAATCATCCCATCACGCATATACGTGGAAGTAACCTTGAATCCCGAGGTACGCATCATATTTGCGTATACCTTGGAATAGGTAGTATACTTGTGAGCCGTTACCTTAGACATTGTAGCTCCCATGCTATTGCATATTCATATGATTCATCACCCGTTTCAATGAACCTTATGAATAGCAGTGAAAGATATTCAATGGGTATTGGCATAAAGCTATGCTTAGGATTTAAACCTAAGTCTATACCGTCTCATGGTGCATGATTAGATTACGGTATATTATCTGTTGGCTACCATGCTAGCCCATAGCTTCTAGTGTGGCCCTATTACGTTAGGGTTACGTACATCTTTCTATCGCACACTAGATTTACACTGTTTCCCTATAGCTTCACTATCATACTTCGGTCGCCATATAGTTAGCAGTGTTAAACTCATGCTAGCTATATCCCTACGCCGTAGATAGGTCTAGCTATTGGTGCCCATATATCAGGCTATGTTTTGTTTCTACTACTAAGCTAACACACTACGTTAGCTTTGTCAAGAGCTAGGCTAGGGAATTGCACCCTAGCACATCATCTTAGCTAGCTGGTCTACGCTTAAACCTAGGACCTTGCAAGCCAATGCCATGATCCCGTACTACCTTGTCGCTAGTGCGGCCTTGGGATGGTGACGCAAGCTTGCGGCCATTACATCCCAGTGTGAAATTCATGTAGCGAATTTCTGCCCGTTCGGCTTCACGGTATGCTTTACGCATTTCACTATCAGCCTTACGGCTTGACGTGATTTGCTCGGCTACCGCCTTGCCCCTAGTGGATACATCGGGGACGTTCTGCCAGCGGTCAGAATCATTCACTAGCCGCACTACGCGGCCGTTAAGAATGTGCCGCATAGTACCCCCACAATAGAGGAATGAAACGGAGTAGTAAGAGCGTTTACTGCTACCCAATACTATCGCATTTGGTACTGAAGTCAAGGGGTACTTTGTAACGGAACCGCTAGGCTCTAGTGCAACCCCTTGGCCTCACGGCCACTACTAAAGCAATCGCTGTGCCAATACATTTATACATCCTAAGTTATTGACTGACAACGACTTAGCTTGGCACGCATCTTGCCTTATGTATAAAATGGTTTGCACTATGCCCGATTCTTTGCATAAAGCAAGGCATGATATTTGCATAGGGCCTGAAATGCTACAGACGCATATCCCGTGCCATGTGGATATGTTACAATAGACCCCCAATGTTTCATATTGGAACGTATAGGATTAATGTGAAGGAACCTTCATGAATTGGATTAATGAAGGAATCTTCATACTTGGCCTAGTGTGAAGGAATCTTCATACTACCCCCTATGTTTCATGTTGCAACATAGAAGTTATCTATCACATCATAGACGTTATCAATCATAGGGGCACACCCAAAAATACCAACTCAAACCCCCCTAATGGAACCTCAACAAATCGCTAATATAAAATATAAATACCAAACAAGATACCAAATGAATTAGTAAATAATTAAGGCAATAAAAAATTTTTGGCTTTCTAAAAAAGTATCTAAAGTTTTTTATCTCTCCACTTTCGTGTTTAGCTTGTGGAAAGATTGTGGAAGCCAAAGTGGAAACCAAAGTATTGACTTTTAGAGCTAGATGCTATACCTTATAGGCGGAGCGAGAGCAGTATGTCTACTGATCTTTGGTAATAGATTTGGGAACTTATGTCTAAGCGCAAAGAATTACGTAATCTATTATCAATAAAAAATGATGAAGAATTTAGACAAGCGGTAGTACAGGAATTATTAGAGTTAAATAGAAATATATTAAATCTTAGATTAGACGTAAATAAGGAAAGTATAAAACTTTTAATATATGAATGTCATAAAGATGAAGTTGACAGATTAGAGAAGCTTAAGAGTGATATAGTAAAGTATATACGCTTTTGTATACAAAAAGGTTTATATACACAAGAAGAAGTTAACTCGGCGATTACATGACACAATATTTTGAATCCAAAGAAGCCGGGGCTAATGATGGTAATTCAGGATTAACTGAATTACTTCCTTGGACTACGTTAGCCAAGTTAAGTGCTACGGCTTTTCTTACTGCTGATGATATTGTAAATTTGCGTCGTGGTGATAGTTGGTCAGAATCTGGTAGTGTACGTGGTACAGGCACTAGCGGGCATCCACTGAAATTTGGTGCTTATGGTTCTGGTAATCGTCCTATAATAACTTCTGCTGATATTCCAGTAGGATGGGTATTTGATAGTGCTGTAGCTGGTGGAGATAGATATAAGATTGCTGCTTTAGGTTGGACACCTAATTCTGTTTGGCGTGAAGATGGTACTCCAGTAGGACAATCAACTACAAGACATTTATCTAAAGATACTGTACTAGCTAATTGTACTGCTTTAGATGAATGGCATTTTACTGGCACAGATTTATATGTAGTTGTAGCTACAGGAGAGGTGCCGGGCGCTGGTGGTATAACAGTACACGTTGGACGCAGAAACTTTTGTTTTAACGAATTTAGTGATGGGCAAGATTTTATAACATTTTCTTCTATACATTTTAGATTTACTAATATTGGTGGTTCTAGCCAATTAGATGTTAATGCTAATTCTGTTGTTAATGAAGGTTGGACTGTAACAGATTGTTTATTCGAGTGGGGAGAATTTGGATTTCAATATGGCGGGCAAGGTACTAATTCATTTGCACAAACACGTACTATTACATTATCAAATTGTACATTTAGATACCAACGTGAACACGGTGCATCACTAATATTTTTATCCGCAGGTAGTTCTGTATATAATTGTATTTTTGATAGCAATGGTAGAGCTGGATTACAGTTTGCTGCAAGAAATTCTACTGTTACTTTATCTTCTTTTACTTCCAATGCTGGTGTAGCTAATAAATGGAATCAACCTGCTACAGTTCAAGGATTTGATGCCGGAATTTATGTAGTAGGACAAGTTCCTAATTTCGATCGTGCTAGTGGTAATGTTATATCCTTCTGTTTTGCTGATAACAATGGCAAGGCAGGATTTCAAGTAGATGCTCTATCTAGTAATAATATCTTCCATCATATAACTAGTGTACGTAATATTTTATTTGGTGTAATGTTTGAAGGTGGTACTACAAATGGTAGCTCTAGTAATAGTTTATATCACGCTACTATATGGGGTAATCATAAATCTGGGCTGCATGTAATCAATGCTCATGGCCCATTTGATGCTCGTAATAATCTTATATATGGTAATGGTACAGATACTAATAGTCAAGATGTTTATATAGAATGGAATATTACTACATGGACATTACACAGTGGTACTCCAGGTGTTGATGCAATATATAAACATCAACATATAGATTGGGACCCCGGTATATTAGGTGATGATTCTCATGCTATAGTTACTAGAGTTGCTAACCTAGCTGCTATAGTGGCACAAAATCAGTGGACATATGATGGAGCAGATACTGGTGGCTCTATTTATGTAAGAAAAACTGGTTCTACTGCTCCTACTACTTGTTGGGGTGATCCAACATACACCCTAAATTATAATACATATACTCCTGTAGGAGAACAACCTGCTGGACATGCTATATATAGATTAACCGATGCCGGGGCCGCTGGCCAATCTTATACTACATTAGCTGCTCTGCAAGGAGCACAGGCTGGTATAGAAGTTAATGGTAGACAAGAGAATCCGTTATTTATTTCTACAGCTATATTAGATTTCAGACTTAAATCTAATTCTCCAAGCATAGATCGTGGCCAGATTATTGTTGGAATAAATGATGGTACAGGTGGTAGTATTAAGTATTTAGGCTCAGCTCCAGATATAGGTAGATTTGAATTTTCTAATTCTGGTGGATCTTTTATTGGTGCTGGAGATCCTACCAATAGTTTATTTATTCCTGAACGCTATATTGGAGCTTTACTGTGATAAACTCTTGTAGGTTACCTAATATTACAGTGCCTAATGGTGGTACTGTTAGTCCTGCTGTACCATTTAGCAAAGGTCTTGCATCATTAATTACCTTGGCAATTGGGGCACCGAGTACATTACCTGAAGCTACTACAATTCAGGTATCGCATGATTATGACCCAAATTTACCTGAAGCTTCACAAACTCCTACATGGACCACACTACAAGATTCTACTGGAGTAGATGTAACAGCCCCTCCAGCAAGTAAGACTAGACAATATGCTTTCTATGCTGCTGCATTTAGAATTAGTGCTGCGGCAGTTGCTGCCGATCGCATCTTTCAAGCAACAGTAGCTTATAACGATAGCTAAGGAGTTAACATGAGTGGTGGACCTAAATATCATAGAGATGTAGATGAGACTCTTCCAGATAATAATGCGGGCTATCAATGTCCGAGCATTCAGCCTCAGATGGGGAACGAAGCGGCTGATAATTCTCCTTTAATGGGAGATATAATGAACATTAAAGCTGTAAAGCATACATGGCCTAAAAAGGGATAATATATGTTATTTGACTCTGCGGAAGATGAGAAAGAGATTCTTGATGAGTGGAGAGAATTTCTAGATGACTTTGAAGAGATATATGATACCATCTTCAAACCGCGGGGTTATAGTAAAGATACCGCAGTAATTCTATGGACAATGAATCGTCAAGAGAATGTAATGCGGAGAATTAGAGATGCCTTACAAGGTGAAGAAAGTTAAGGGTGGATATAAGGTAGCTAAGAAATCCACAGGTAAGACGGGCTATAGTAAGAAGCCTCAGACAAAAGAAAAAGCTACAGCACAGATGAGAGCCATGTATATGTCTGAGCATAATATGGATAGAAAGGATAGAATGTGAAAAAGTACCTGATTTACGCTGCAATCTCTATTGCTTTAGCTTCTTGTATTAATCCAATTGCTGATGCAATAGTTGGTAATGGAGACGAGTTTATTGTAGATACAGTTGTTGATACTATGACGATCATAGATTCGGTTAAGGTTCCACCTGAAACTATTTTTGTTATTGATACTATCTACTGCTCAAAGCATAGAGGATGCCATTAATGCGTGATATATGGGCGTTAATTAAAACATTCTTTAAATTTATCCTTGGTTGGAAGTAATGCCAAGAAAGCAATTAAGTACACGTTCTTACGCTAAGACATATGTAAGAGCAGCAGCTAAATCAATACAGGTTCAACCAAAGAAATACGATCCACCAAGAAAGATTAGACATGTCAAGTGATGACACTCTCCCGGTATTACACAAGCATACTGCTTGGGCTCCTAAGAGATGGGAAGCCGTGCATGAGCAGATGGTTGCTATGTCATGCCGGGGTTTGTCTAATAAGGCTATAGCTGAAACTCTAGGCTATAATGAACTTCATGTTGGGCGGATAATTAATTCACCACAAGGTAGAGAATTAGCTGCTCAGTATACAGCTGAAGTTCGTAAGAAGTTAATGGATACTGCTGATATGGGCTTAGAAGTAGCTCAGATGGCTGCGGCGGAAAACGTTAAGGCTATATTAACTAATAAAGAATTAGCGGCCCGCCAGCCATTCCATATGGTCAGAGCTTCCATGGATTTCTTGAAGGGAATGGGTAGGCTTAAAGATGATACTGTTGTAAAGCAAGCACAAAACAATCAATTCAACTTCTTTGCTAATCTTGATCCTGCATTACAAAAGCAGTTAGCTGATGGTATGGCTGAGGCTCGTGAAGTAATGAAGAAGGATGAGATTGTAGTAGAGGAGAAGGCTTCATGAGTTATGGAGATACTAGTGTAGAATTAGCTAAGCTTCTCGATGATACATCAATAGCTAAGGCTAGAATAGAAGCTGAAAGACGGGCTGCACAACTTACGATGGAACAGTATAACTATACTCGTAAGTTATGTAAGACTAATTTATTCTTCTTAGCTAAAACGATTCTAGGCTATGATTGGTTATCTCCTAATTATCATGGTGACTTTTGTAGATGGAAAGCTTCTGTAGATTCTAAGTATCGTTTCTTAATGGATCTACAACCTCGTGGTCATCTGAAGTCAACGATAGATACAATCACAGATGCTATTCGTTGTGTACTACCAGATGATACAAATGCTTCTCCATATCCTGAATGCTTAGGTACTGATATTCGATTAATGATAGGGCATGAAACTGAGGATGGTGCTTCTACATTCTTAGAAACTATTATTGGTCACTTCTTATCTAATCCTTTCTTAATGGGATTGTTTCCTGAGATAATTCCTGTTAAGGGTAAGCAGAAGATAAATAGTTATCAGTTAGAGCTTCCTAGAAAGAAAAAGTGGCCTCAGCCTACAATAGATACAATGGGTGTAGGAGCAAAGGCTCAGGGACGCCACTATAATAAGCTAAAGTTAGATGACATTATTGGTGACAAGGCTAGAGATTCTAAGCGTGAAATGGAAACTGCTATTGCTTGGATTAATGGTATACAGTCTTTCTTCTCTAGCTTCCTTGAAGATGAGATAGATTTCATTGGTACTCGCTGGGCCTTTGATGATGTATATGCACATATTATAAAGACCTATGGAGACCAGTTAGCTGTATATCGTAGACAAGCTATTGAGAAGGATGCTAATGGTATAGAGCGTCCGGCCTTTCCTGAAAAGTTTTCCTTAAAGGGCTTTGAAATAATTAAGAAGGATGCTCGTCATTGGTCAGCTAACTATCTTAACAATCCTGAACTTATTGATTCTGCTTTCTTACCGGGTTGGTTAAGATATTATAATCGTCGTGGAAATAATAATGTAGTAATCTTCAATAAAGATAATTTTGGTAATGTAAAGGTTGAGCAGTACAATATAATGACTCAGATGGATAGGGTTATTCTTATTGATCCTGCTACTACTGGTAACTGTGGTATAGTAGTTACTGGTATGACAGCTAATGAAAGAGTATTTACTCTTGAAGCTATTAAGGGTGTACTTAGACCGCCTGAGCTTACTGAAAAGATTTTCCAGTTAGTATCTAAATATAGTCCTCGTACAGTAGCAATTGAAGAAGTATTGTTTTCTGAGATATATCGTCCTTGGTGGCAGCGTGAAATGATCTTACGTGGTGTAAGATTTCATATCACTCCTGTTAAACCAGAGACTAGAAGTAAAGGCGCTAGAATAAAGGGTTTAGCAAATTTCTATGCTTCTGGTAATATATATCATCATCAGGATCAAACTGATTTACTTGATGAGTTTCGCACGCTAGGTGCAAGTATAGAAAATAAGCATTTGCTAGATGCCTTTGCATATGGCCCAAGAGTCTGGTGTAAGCCATTCAATCTTTCGCCTAATACTTCAAGTGTAATAATAGAGCCTAGCCGTGACCCATTGGTCATAGCTTCTACAGGATACTAAATGGATATGGCAGACTCCCCGCTTAATGCGGGAAATCCTGAATCTACCGTTAAGGCTCCTACAGTTCCAGTAAGTACAGCCTATCCTAGATTCTTAAATCTCAGTGAAGATGTAAAGCAGGCATTAAATAACTATATTACCTTCGAGCTACAGCAGCATTTTACTGAGCGTACTAAGTTTGATGATGATATAATAAAGGCTCAGAGTGATTACTATGCTACTCCAGCTGAAGGGGAAAAGACTTTTCCATTTAAGGGTGCATCTAAGTTAGTTATACCTTTAACTGCTATTGCTTTTGAAGCTGTTCATTCTAGAACAATGACTCAGGCTTTTGGTTTAAAGCAAATAGTGTCAGTTAAGGGGGTTAATGCTGAATGGTCTGACGTAGATCAGGATTACGAAAAGTTTTTAGATCATGAGCTTAAGCAGTCACGCTTTCGTGATTGTATTGAGCCTTCTATCATAGAGATTGAGAAGTTAGGTACTGGTATCGGTAGAGTAGAGTGGGAACAGTTAGTTAAGTTTGGTGTTAAGAATATAGGTGGTACTGAAGTTGAGTTTCCTGTAGTAGTTAGACGCGGGGCAAAAGCTTATTCAGTTCCACTATCTAGATTCTTAATGCCTTTTAGTGCTACAGATGCTCAGACCGCAGCTTGGTGCGGTGAGATAATGTTAGATACGCAGCACTCAATCTATCTTGGAGAGCAGTCAGGCTTACTACCTCCGGGTATGTATGCTACTCTATACAATTGGATACTTACTACTCCAATTAGAGATAGAGCAATGGTTGCACAGGAGCAGCGAGAGAATACTGAACCTGTTTGGCCAAGTAGAATTGAGTGGCAGCGCTTATATGTATCATATGATGTAGACAAATCTGGTAGACAGAAAGAGATTGTAGTCTATTATCACTATGATTCACGTAAGTTATTGGGTGTTCAGTATAATTGGAATGCTGATTTACGTAGACCATACCGAAAGGGTGTGTATTTTCCCCTTGAATATCGTTGGTATGGTATAGGTATATGTAAACAGAACGAGCAATTTCAGGAAGAAGTAACTACTCAGCATAGACAGCGCATAGATAATGCTACTTTAGCTAATATGCGCATGTTTAAGGTGTCTAGAATGAGTGGTTATGGGCCTAAAGAGCCTATATTTCCTGGTAAAATGTGGTTCTTAGATGATATGACGCATGTAGAAGCCTTACAGCACTCATCTGAGATCTATCCATCTAGTTATAATAACGAAAATCAGAGTGTTTTATACTCTCAACAGCGTACTGGTGTCAATGAAGTAACCCTTGGTATGCCACAAGTAGGTACGCCGGGCACTGCTACTGGTGATTTAGCTAGAGTACAAGAGGGAAAGAAGAAGTTTGACTACTCTTATGCTAATATTAAGGCATATTTAACTGATTTAGCCATAGATTTTGCTGTATGTACTCAGCAATTTGGTCCTAGAGACGTAACTTATCTAGATTTAAATGATCCTGATGGTAATATACGTAAGACTTTATCTCTTCCTGACTCATATATTCGTGATGGCTTGGTATTAGACCTTACAATAGCAGGAGAACAAGATAATAATATAATAAATAGACAGAATTGGTCACAGATTTCTGGTATATATGGTCAGTATATACAAGGTTTAGTAGAGTTAGCACAGCTTGCACAGAATCAGAACTTAATTCCTATCATAGCTCAGAAGGGTATGATGGGTGCAACAGAAGCAATGGTACAAATATTAGAAGGCTTTGGTGTACGTAATATAGACCGTATGGTCATAAAGGAGTTACTAAAGAATGGCGGCCTTAGAAGTGGAGGGCCTACAGCTATCCCCGCAGGAAGTAATGGAGTTGGTATTACTCCTCAAATCCCGTCAATACCCGGTACTCCGCAAGGTATTGAAGATAATTCAGGGGCTAGCGGTGCAGCAATTGCTCAGCTTCTCCAATCCGTACGAGGCATATGAGCGTAAAGGTTATCATCACGGCGTAACAACTATTATAGAAACACTAGAAAAAATTCTAAGGGAGTCTACGAATGCAGGACGAGATAGTATTGCCAGATCCAGCAGAGAATCCGAGTCCGAATCCACCACCGTCAAGCTCCAAACCTACTGATGATCCTTTAGCTGCTGAATTAGCTAGGCTTAACAATTCTAGTAGTAGTTCATTAGCTAGGGATTTAGCTGAGACTCGTGCAAAGAATGCCATGTTAGAATCTAGGCTTGCTGCATTAGAGGCTACTAATCGCAAGCCTGAGCCAAGTGGGGCTGATTTCATTAATGATCCTATTCCTTTGTTACGTAAAGAATTACAGGATACTGTAGCTCCCTTAGTACAGTTTGTTAATAAGTTCGATAAGCGTGATAAGTATACTGAATTAAAGAATTCATTTATCGAACAGTTTCCGGCAATGGGTAGTAAGCTTAAGGATCATGAAGCTATAGTAGATCACTTAATGTCTCTACCCAACATGGAACCTACACCACAGAATTTACAGGCTGCATTAGTTCAAGCTATTGGTATTAAGACATTACAGGGTGATGTTGCTACACCTAAGTCTAATACTCCACCTGTACCTTCTACTACTGTTACGCCGGTGGCTACTACTGTGATACCTCCAAATATTCCTCCTGCTCCTCCTACAGTTCCTCAAGGAGTTAAAGCTACGCCAGAATCTGTGCTAAAGGCTAAGATAGATGCCTTAACTGAAGATGAACGTACCGCTGCTCGTGTTATGGGTTTCTCTATGTCACCAGAAGGTTTAGCTGAGTATATTCATCTACGTGATGCTGATTCTAATGTATCTACTTGGGATAGGCCAGGAGCTAAGAAATAATGTCTGAAGAAACTACTGAGGCGTCTACGCCTATAGATGTGATTCCTACTAGTGCTTCACCTATATCGAAGCCTACTAATAAGGAAGAAGCAAAGGCTCTCTTTCTATCTCTTAGGGATAGGGGAATAGTTAATGAACGCTTTAATATTCCACTTCCTTCTGATATTTATGGCGAATGGGTGGTTAATGACCCTATAGAAATTAACCGCTTCTTGGCTATGGGCTTTGAATTTGGCGATCAGTATGCTAAACAGTCCGCCATACATGGCACAGCTCGTATCGCAGATGTAGTTTTCATGACGGCGCCTAGATTCGTCAAGGAAGCTATTGATGAAGTTAATCGCGAACGTTTTGAAGCTATGCATGGAGCGCCGGGGCGTCGTAAGAATCTTAAGGAAGAGCGTGATTTAGCTAGTAAGTCAGAGCTTCCAATTGTTAATCAGAGCAGCCAAGAAGCAGTTGACATTAATGCTATTAAGGCTGCATTGGAATCTACTACTCAGTAAGGATAAACAATGGGCTCTCGTTTTGAACCAGCCCGCACTAGTAGCTTAGTTGAGTCAGTACGTGGATATGGTGCATTAGCTGGACAGTCTATCGTGCTTGGCTCGCTGGTGCTATTAGATGCTAACGGATTGCTCAATCTTTGTGGCGCTGACCCTGCATCTATTTTAGGTGTAGCGTTAAATCCTCAGGGAGCGGCTCCGGGCTTTGCAGCTAGCAATAGTCCTACTCTTATTAACTCATTACCTCAGGTTGATAAGGTTAGTGTTGCATTAGCTGCTCGTGATGTTGAATTTGTTGGGCAGATGACGAATGGTTCAGCTACTCCAGTTACTCCCACAGTAGCTATGATAGGTGATCCATTCGGCGTAGTTAATCAGTCTGGTATATGGACTGTTGACCAGGCTGAGGCTGTCAATACTCGCGTTCGTATTACTGACGTGGATATTGATAACAAACTGGTGTTCTTTAAGTTCCTTGAAGCTAACATTCAGCTTCCATAATGAGAGGAGGATAAATAAATGCAGGTACAGGCTAATTTTGCTCCTCTCTTCCGAGCTGGATTACGCAAGGATTTTAGAGACGAGTATGATAGGTATGAACCTGAGTATCCGATGTACCTTCGTACAGGGTCCATCTCTACTCCAGAGTTCAATGCTGCATTAATCACTGGACTTAATCGTCTGTTAGAAATGGAAGATGGCGAGCCGGTTACTTATCAGTCTCCGGTTATGGGTCCTCGTGTTATTGCAATTGATCGTGAGTTTGGTGCTGGTGTTTCTATTAGTAAAAAGACTATTGAAGACGATCAGTATGGTAAGATGCGTAGTGCAGCTAAGTGGTTAGCTCACGCTTGCCGCATGACGTATGAATATCGTGCTGCATCATTCCTTGATGACGCATTTACTGGTTCGTTATTCAAGGGTTATGATGGTCTTGCGTGGTGCTCTGCTTCACATACGTTTATTAATGCAACTGGTACTTGGTCTAATTCGTTAGCTCCTGCATTACCTGTTTCCGTTGCTGGTGTAACTGCAATGGAAGATGCCTTCCAGACGCTTAAGGATCATAACGGCGATCCTATACGATCAATGTTTGATACTATAATCATCGGCAATAATGCTGGTGACTGGAATAGGGCTCTTCAGATATTCGGCTCTGATAAGGAACCGTTTACTGCTGAGAATCAGGATAATGCATTAAAGAAGCGGCATGGTTCTCCTAAGATTGTTGTATCGCGGTTTAAGTCTAGCTTACGTTCGTGGTTTGGTGTTGATAGTAAGCTTAGCGATGCACACTTCTTAGTTCGTCGTCCCGTGCAGGTTGAAGATGAGATGGACTTTGGTACTGGTGCAATGTTAACTAAGGCTACTACTCGTATAATGATCTTTGGTGTTGATCCTCGCGGTTGGGTTGGCTCTAACGCTACCTAATCCTAAAAGGAGGATACAATGCCAAGTTCACGTGCAGGACGTAGAAGCCCTTCTACTTTTGGTGCTCTTTTCTTATCTGATCTTGACCGTCCTTGGACGTATTCAGCTAAGCCAGCTACTTCTCCTTATGGTGAAGTTGCTATAGCACCAATAGTAGTTCCAATGTATAACCGTGGTAATAACTCGTTATTGATTGGTGATGCAGTATTCCTTGATGCTAGCTCCGCTTCTGGCGTTGATAAGTCTACCACTGTTGCAAACTATGCTAATCGTGTAGGCATAGTATGTGGTGGACCCGGCTCAGATTATAGGGTCGTAGACGACTTTAATGAAGTTGGTGTTTTACAGGTTACTGCAAATCCTGTTGCGGTTACACATCAGATGATATTAGTTGCTGTTGGCGGTGTATATTGGGGTATAGCAGATGAAACAATGGCTGCTGGTGGCTTAGTTGGTATCGGAGCTGCTACTACAACGGCAGGTAGGCTTAAGACTACTGCGCCTGCTGCTGGTAGAATCTTCGGTATTAAGCTTAATGGTGATGCTAACGTTGCCGGTACTGCTTTCCCATTACTTATTGCTCTTGCTTAATTGAGGTATAGGATGCGGATTCCATTACTTATAGAAGCGAATCCGCAGGCCCTTGGTAAGTCTCACATAGGCCCGCGGGTATTTCTACCATCAGGTGAATGGAAGTTTATTAAAAGCGCCACTGCTACTAGTCTAGTATCTATAGTTGTAGGCGAAGATAAACAACCATTATTTGAGGCAAGAGCCCACGGGCCATGTGAGGTTCACGCTATTATAGATCAAGCTGGGCACGAGCTACGTCTTTCTGTTCATGCGGAGATATTAAATGCTGAACCTGACCCAACTTGAAGATCAGTTAAGACGCCATTTGGGCGTTGATGTAGATGATCCGCAATGGGGTACGGATAGTTTAGATTTACTTCTTAATCGTACCTATTGGGAAATGCTGGATAAGTTTAAGTTTCGCCAGCGTGAAGCTAGTGGCACATTTGTTACTGTTGTTGGGACTAGATACTATGATCTTCCTACTAGTTTTGATTATCTAATAGGATTATTTATAGTTGATTCTAGTGGTCAGCATATACCATTAGATCGTCGTAGCCCAAGAGAAGCAGAAGAGTTATATAA